GCAGGAGCGCAGGAGCGCAGGAGCGCAGGAGCGCAGGAGCGCAGGAGCGCAGGAGCGCAGGAGCGCAGGAGCGCAGGAGCGCAGGAGCGCAGGAGCGCAGGAGCGCAGGAGCGCAGGAGCGCAGGAGCGCAGGAGCGCAGGAGCGCAGGAGCGCAGGAGCGCAGGAGTACTGTGCATATGTCACATTTAGATTGCCATCTGTAAGCCGATCAACACCTTGTCAATGCATTAGCACGCGCCAAAATATCGACGCGCACAAGTCACCCTCACAACAATCGGTAATTGTGAATCATTATGTTATTGAATGTTAACTGAGCACCATTATTTATTTGACAATCAGGTATCAATGCTATACTATGTAATTAAGAGAGTGAGTTAATTGATTAACAACCAAACTGAGAGGGGTGACAACATGAAGAACACAACATTGCGACGCAAGGTAGAAGACATCTTGCGCAAACAGGACAATAACAGGCCCCTGTATAAAGTGGCCGCATTGCTTGGCATTGGTTGCGCCGAGCACGGTGGCCATGAATACGCAGACAAAACCTGCTCCAAGTGCGGAGCAGTATATTGCTACTCCTGTTGCGGTTCCCAGAACGTGGACCAAGGCGGGAAGCACTCCCCTGACTACATGTTGTGCCCGGTCTGCGGACACGACTGGTACGCCGGCTAATAAACGGCGTACCTCGGACCTGAGCAGGTCGCTAAACTGCTCAACTTTTTCGGCGGGGCAATAGCAAGGCCGGACTATCAATGCGATAGTCCGGCCTTTTTTCTTTTCATAGGGGTGACAACATGAAGAACATCGGAACGACCGAGTATTTACTTCCCGACTTTTGGGCGAGCCCACTAATAAATGATGACTACTCCGGCCTGAGCGATGAAGACGACAATGCACTCAATTACTGGCTTGCCGCAAATGACCCTGGCTATTGTGTAGGATGCAGCGAAGAAAGCGAGTTTACCGCCTGGCATGATGCACGCGCATATGTCCTGGCTTGCGACTGTTTAACCTTTACGTTTTATAAAGAGGTGACCAAATGAAAACCAGATACGAATATGATATAACCAAGATTGAGGGACCGGACGCCGATATTGAAACGTCCTTGAAAGAATACGGTATTGCCTGGATTGAAGGGCCGGAAGACATCATTTTTTACTACGGTATCGAACACGACGATACTGGATATGTCCGGTTTGACTTCTGTGTTATCGACAGGAACCTAGATATCAAGAACGAATATGATTGGGCGGAGTTCGACCGGGTAAGCGCCTCCATCGGTTCCGATATCTTTGAAGGTTCGCTTATTCAGCAAATTCAAGACTTAGTATCTTATTATGGATATGAAGAAATCTTCGGTTCTTCGTATTGGGCCGGGATACCCTACGAAGGCGTATTTGATCGATGTTATATCGAAAGGGGGGAATTATGAAACACTTATACGAATTAGCACTGAGCAAGTACCAAAACCATCTCAACATCATTCAGCACCTCAAAATGCTGGGGGCGATGACTGAAGAAGTCTACCTGGAGAGCCGGGAATCGGCTGCAAAGTTGTGGGCAGCCGATAACGATATGATTGCTCATCTTGAGATACGGCAAAACTTTATTAACGAGGTGGCTTGACCCCTGCTAGAACCGGGAACTGAGGTGTCCCGGTTTTGTGGAGTGGTTAAAGATAAAAAATTCAAAATAGGAGAAACGACAATGAGAACTATTGAAACAAAAGTATACAAATTTGATGATTTGATGGAAGAAGGGAAAGAGAACGCGCGCGACTGGTGGAGAGGCTGCGAAAACCAAGACAGCTCTTTCTCTGAGTTCGTCTATGAAGATGCCGCGACAATCGCCGGTCTTTTCGGCCTGGATATCAATACTCGCAGAGTAACATTAATGGGAGGCGGTCATAGGTATGATCCTGCTATCTACTATTCTGGCTTCTCTTCGCAGGGTGACGGCGCTTGTTTCGAGGGTCGTTATGAGTATAAGAAAGGTGCACTCAAAGCGGTCAAGGAGTACGCGCCGCAAGATATAGAGTTACATAGTATCGCCCTTGCCTTGCAGCAGGCGCAAGCGAAAAACTTTTACCGTGTAGTTTGTCGCACCGCGCACAGTGGGCACTATTATCATAGTGGATGCATGCGGGTTGCCTGCGAAAACCGGGAAGACAGTTACTATGAAGTAGCCGGCGAAGACGATTTCCGTCAAGCTTTGCGGGAGTTTGCCGACTGGATTTATTCGCGCCTGGAAGCCGAATACGATTGGATAATGGCGGATGAACAAGTCGATGAAAACATTAGGGTCGGTGAATATGAGTTTACCGAAGGAGGCAAGATAAAATGACCAAAGAAGAAAAAAAGCAAAAACTCCGCCGGTTTATGTCACTATACCAGCTTCGTCTGAAAGATCAAGATCCCGCCGATCTGCCAGATTGGGGCACTACGTTCGTGCCGCCTGCGCAGGAGGAAGAAACCGAGGAATTTTATTGTGTTGGCGAGTTAAATTTTGAATAAGGGGGGAAGAAAAATGAATGTAACGGACGCTCTACTACTCAAAGATGGCGATAAAGTACGGGTGACCTATACTCCCGCACCAGGGCACGGCCCAAAAATAAACGCACCAGGCACGGTCAGGGGTGTAGTTTCTGGAAAAGAAACGGACAAATATGTATGGGTGTGTGTCTACATCCCGAGCCAGTTGCAAGCAAGCTGCTTTGCTTCGCACTTTGTTTCTAAACTTTAAGGAGAAAGAAAAATGAACTTACCAAAAAGCAAACTCACAAAGAGCCAAAAAATAACCATGTCAAAAGTCAAGGGCAATGAGAAACTTGTCGTAACTATCCGACATGATGATGAGTGCGGCAACGGGCACAACTCATTTTCGGTTACCGGGACACTGTTTGAAAAACTGAATAACGGCCAGTGGAGAGACTATAGTTGTGGAATGCTCCACGACGAGGTTGCAAGATTTTTCCCGGAACTTATACCCTATCTCAAATGGCACTTGTGTAGTACCGATGGGCCGATGCACTATATAGCCAACACAATGTACCACGCGAACGACAAGGATTGTCACGGACTGCGGAAAGAGGAAATCAAGCAAATAAAGAATGGCAAGACCGGCCTACCCTGCTGGAAACTTAAAGTAGTGGACGATAAAGGAAACGAAGTATCTCGCCGAAATATCGAAGAATATGCGGACGCTGAAGAATGCCCTACTGTAGCTTATAAGTATGAATACAGACCGTTCTGCCGGATTGGAGAAGGAAAAACTCCGGACCTTGAAGCAGCTCGGTCGTGCGCCGTGTGGCCTGACGCTACTTTGGAACAACTCCAAGACAAAGGGGCTTTACTTGCTCGTCTGCCTGGCCTGATGGAGGAATTTAAAACAGCGGTTGAAAGCCTAGGACTTGTATACTAATGTTACACACCGAAGGGCGGAGAGCATCCCGCCCTTGTATCTTTTTTGTTACACTAAATGTATCTAGTGATACATTCACAGAGAGCCAAAACCTTTAGTGTGGTAGTAACAGAAAGATACACCGAACAAGGTAAAATATCTCCTGATACCAAGGAAATGTCAGGGGAGCCATACACGATTGTTGCGGTGCAACAAAGTTGATTTTGCTCGGATGGAGAGAAAAACCCTATGCGATGTAACAGAAAGATACTCCGATCCAGGAGGCGCGGCCGAAATGCCTAACAAGTCGGTCGGCGACTTTTTACGCGAAAAACGAGAAAAACCGAAAAATGAGGTATCAAAAAGATACACAGCTTAAGGCTTCGCTTAAATGCGATTTTGAAATCATTGAACATTTTTTCGTGTTTTTGTCAGGTTGAGGTATCAGGTGATACCGACTGAAGGGGGTGGCGGAAACGGACCGGCTGCGTAAGTCCACCAAATGATTGAATAACCACTACTGGAATTGCTATTATATATATATTTGTATATATAGAGAGATAGATATATAAGAAATCAGAACAGCGTGGGAAATGTCCGATTGCTCGCTGGAGTACCTCAGCAACCACAAAATCTAGCTAATAAGACATTTCCCACGCTGTTCTGATTTCTATAGTTGCCCCTACTCTTCAAAAAACCCGCTTTTTACAACTATCACTATATCGTGTCAGCATTAAGGAGTGTAATCAGGTACTTACCGAGAATCAGCACCACATGATACTTTTCCGCTTGACTTTGCCCCTGGATTTAGTATAATTAAGACATACCAACACTAGAGGAATAAAGAATGAGAGACGGATACTTGAAGAGAGACCAAAACGAAATGCGAACCGCAAAGCGGATTTATTGGCGCTCCTGCTGGCGCACAGTAAACGCTGAGGGGCACGATCTAGTTCAGCCATGGTCGTGGACGAAGGGCGAGGCGAGGAAGACCGCCGTGGCTTGCAGCATAAAAATTCTGGGAGAGCTAAAGTGAAAACAGGCTTGCGAGGGAAAATCGGGCGGACGACAATAGGAGGAGTGAGTTACTGGCACGCCTACACTCCTGAGGGGCGAGAGATGTTGTCCGCAACAAGGGACGAACTATTACTGAAGTGCGCCCTTGAAGGAATGCTTAGAAAAGCAAAACCCGGCATGACTGGGAAAGAGCTTAAGTACATCCGACAACGGCTGAATAGGACCATCGCCGCGATAGCCGCAGAACATGCCAAGTCGCCTAGAATGTGGGAGGATATGGAAGCCGGGAGACGCGATATCCCAGACGACCTGGAGCTTGATATCCGCTTGGCCGCAGAGGAGGCCCAAATCGCTCCATACGGGATTGTTGAGCCTGTGGTCACTCCAAGGCATCTGAGAGTGTATCGTCGCACTAAGGGGCTAAATCAGGCTGAATTTGCCGCATTACTCGGCGTAGCCTTAAAGACGCTCGCCCGATGGGAATCCGGAGGAAGAAAGATTCCTCCGTACGTATTATACGCGCTACGAAAATTAAATAAGGAGGAAAACCATGAACTGTAAAACACTGAAGACCTATAAGGTAACTTGGGAGATGGAGCTTGGTGCTACCTCTCCACGCGAAGCGGCTGAACTCGCCCTTGAGATACAGAGAGACCCGTTAAGCTCCGCTACCGTCTTCACCGTCGTAGACACCTACGACATGCAAGCGTGGGAAGAGACCATTGACCTTAAAGAGGCAGAAGAGGAGAAAGACAATGAACTACCTTGATACAAGAGACCTTTACAAGAGGCAGGAAGAATTGAAATGGGAGCTTGAAGGCTTGCAGTCTCTTCTCGAAGAGGCGGGAGAGCAGTATACCGAAGCGTGCGACGCCCTACAGTACGACAAAACCGCCGACGCGGTAGAAGCTAAGGACGAGGCAGAAATCGCCCTACAGGAGGCAACCTCGGCCCTTGCCGACTGGCAAGAAGAGAATCAAGCGGAGCTTGATGAGTTGAACGCGCTGGAGCGCGAAGTCGGCAGGGAGTGGATGCACGGAGAAACGCTTATCCCTGAGAGTGAGTTCGTGAGCTACACGCAAGAGCTTGCCGATATCATCGGCGCGACCGCCGGAGATGGTTCATCCTGGCTCGTAATCGACGGGGAAGCGACAGCGGAAGGACTGAAGCAGGACTACTCAGAGGCGGAGTTTCAAGGTACAACGTACCTGTTCCGAGCAAACTAAGGAGAAAGACGATGAAAATCGGCGACAAAGTAAAAATTACGGACGGGTCATACGCGGTAAGGATAGATGAATACCACCGGGTAACCAGTATTGGGATGTGCAGAGACGATTTCGAGATTGTTTTTGTCGAAAACCCCAAATTAACTTGCTGGGACGGATCAGCAGCGCATGACATCCATATTAAGAACCTCAAAACAGGAGCTATTTACATCCACTCCTCCTGCATGGTGAAGAAGGTCGGACGAAGGCGCGTACTCAACCAAGTACGGCTGATGCAGGTCTTAACTGCGGAAGGGTATATTCCCATCGGAGGTGGGTTCGGCAAGTACGAGGAACTGGGTTTGTACTTTGATAATAGTATGTGGAAGTATTGTGAGAAGGAGATCGACGAAACGCTACGCCTCGGCTACTTCCTGTTCAAAGAATCTTGGACTGAGGAATATTGAAGTGAATCCCTTCACGCCTAAGCACCTGAAGGCTTTCCGCCGACATTTCGGCCTGAGCCAGGCAAGGGCAGCTTCGCTCCTTGGGATGACCCGAGTGTCGTGGTGCCGGTGGGAGACAGGAGCAAGTCCGTTGCCGGTGTATTTACGCTTCGCGCTAATCGGTCTGGGCCGGGAGCTTAAAAAGGCAGGGGAGCCTGCCAAGGAGGACAAAGCCTAATGTTCACAATAGCCCTGCTAATTGTTCTCGTCCTCGCCTTCCTCATCATCGGCGCGGGGATGGACAAAGACTGAAAAGGAGGTACGAAGTGACGAAAAAAGGTAAGTGCCTATATTGCGAGTTTCACGAACTCACCGGCAAGAAGTTCGCTTGTCGAAACAAGGCTGAGGGCGTAAGGCTTAAGACGGTGAGCAAGTATGCTGCTCCAGCCTGCAAGTCCCGGCATTTGCCACACGCCTGCGAAACGACAGGACTGGAAGAGGCGTACCCAGAAAAATTCAGTCCTGCTTTCCTGGAAGGAGTGTGCGAGAACTGGAGATTAAAATCTTATGAGGAGGAGAGATGAAAGACCGACTACATCGGCCCCAGGCCGACGCCTGCAAGGACTACGGATCAAACCATCCGGTTCAGAGAACCAGGTGGAAGGAGAAACTTTTTCTCATCTTCCTCGCAGGGCTTGCACTTTTAAATTTGTGGTTTATACTGGCCTCCGGGCCGAACTGAGGAGGAAACTACATGTGTATTTTCCACAAGTGGGGGAAATGGGAGCAGTATACCCAGATAGTTCTAGAACGTAGGATCTCCATGCGGTACGTCCTGAGCAGCACTAAGGAGTACAGGCAGAGGAAGCAATGCGCGAAGTGTGGGAAAGTCAAGGACGAACTGATAAATGAAGTAATTTTAGATTGAGGAGAACAAATGAACTACACCCAATTAAGAAACTCACTTATTCCCGCCGCCCTCCACGCGGCAAAGCAACGTGTTCTCGCCCTCGGGCGGGAGTTCGAGACCCGAGTAAATGGGACGATCGGAGAGTACACCCACTATTTCGAAACTGAGTTTTTCCACAAGGAGATGACTCGCAGAGTCAAGGATGCCCTTGCAGGGCAAGGAAAGGAGGAAACGAATTGACGACATACAAATTAGACAAACCATACAAGCTGGAACAGCTTCACGCCCGCTTCTCAGGGAAGCGAAAAAACGCAGTCTGGCCCGCAAGCAAGGGTCAAGCGATCAGGCCCGACAAGGTCGGCCAGCCGAAAGGGAAGGCGGAGATTAAGGCCCTTAAGAGGGCGAGGACGAAGGCGTTCCGCCAGGAACAGGTATGAACGACCTGAAGGACCTACGGTCCAAGCTCCACCGGACCCAGGCTGAAATGGCCGCACTTTTCGGTGTGACGAAACTCACATGGGGGAGGTGGGAGCGCGGGGAGTTCACACCTCTTCCTGTGTACAGGAAGAAACTTGCTAAATTACTTGCGTTCGTGGGGCGAACGAAGGAGGAAGTATGAGCACAAGGTGCAACATAATTATCAAGGATGAGTACAACTCAATTCAGCTTTACCGCCATTGCGACGGATACCCAGAAAGCGAACACGGAGTAATCGCGACCTTACCGCAGGCGTTAAAATTCGCATGGCCTCTACCAAGGATGGAAGCGTCCGACATGGCGGCAGCGGTTATCGCCGCATGGAAGCAGCAGGGCGGGGGCAACATCTACGTTGATGGGGAGGCCCACTTACCGGACTCTTTGCATGGGGACATTGATTACTACTACGTAATCAGCCCGCAGGCCGCCGCAGGCCGGTGGCTGGTTGAGTGCTTCGAGTCGAGGGCGAAGATGCCGTTTTGGTCAGGGTTTATCGGAGACGAGTATCCTGGGAGGAGGGGCGGCGAATGAAAATAGTCTCCCAAGAAATAAGAAAAATAGGCAGCCACTGGACCACGGTCTACCTCTGCTCCGACGGGGAGGAGCGCACGGCGAGACAACTCGCCTCCTATTGTGGCTACGCCAGGCCGAGCAACCTCTACCAGAGGCTGAAAGCTGGGGACCGGGGACCGTTTACGCGGGTCAAGAACATTGCGTCTGGGAAGGGAAACTCTGTTTGGCAGAGCTTAGACCACAGAGGGCTTTTTTCATGAAGATTCTAGTGATTGGAGATCAATCGGAACAGCGACAAGAAATTTTTCAGTGTTGGGCGGATAAGCACGGACACGAAGTAGTCCACAAGACACAGGAAGAGTTTTGCCAAGGACAGGAGGTATCAGGAGTATGGGTAGATGAGGTATCAGATTTTGTCATGCACCCTTGGAGCCGGAGGAAGAAACGATGACCTTAGTACGTACCGTACTTGATTTCGAGTCGGCATACGGAAAACACCCCGTCACCCAAGAGAACATCACCTTGTCTAAGATGACCTGCGAGGAGTACGTCCGGCATCCGAAGTTCAAAGCCCACGGTCTCGGGGTCAAGATCGGTAAGGAGAAAGCCTTCTACCTCTACAAGCCCGTCGACCTCGCGGCCTTCCTGAAGGAGCACCCGTGGGCGAAGTCCTACGTGATCTGCCACAATACCGCCTTTGATGGAGCCATCCTCTCCTGGCGGTGCGGGATAAAGCCCGCGTTTTGGGGCTGTACGCTCTCCATGGCGAGGGCCATCTTCCCACACGAGTCTTCCAGCCTCGCCAACATCGCGAAGCTCCTGGGCGTCGGAGAGAAGGGCACCGAGCTTGTTCACTTCCAGGGGAAGTGGTCGCTGACGGACGACGAGCAAAGGATCATGGGCGGGTACTGCATGAACGATGTCGAACTTACCTCCGACATTTTCGACGCTTTGAAAGGACATTTTCCTCCTTCGGAGCTGAGATTGATTGACCTTACAGTTCGTCTCTTTACTGAGCCTGCGCTTGTGGTAGAGCGCGGTGTGCTCATCGACGAGTACAAGCGGGAGCGGCGCAGCAAGCGGGCATTGCTCAAGGCGTGCAACACGGATAAGACCGTCCTCGCCTCCGGTGACAAGTTCGCGGAGTTGCTGCTCGCGCTCGGGGTAGATCCGCCGAAGAAACTCAGTCCATCTAAGGTTAAAGACGGCAGGGTGGACCCGGACAGTGCAGGCGAAGCCCCGAGTGGGATACTCCCATCCTTTAAGCTCCCGGTGGGCGCCGGGCTATTTCTTTCGAAGGACGAGATGATCTCAGAGCGGGTGAGGCTGAAAGCCGAGAAGGATGTCTACCCATGGGCCTACGCTTTCGGCAAAAGCGACGAAGCGTTCAAGATGCTGCTCGACCACCCGGACCCGCAGGTTCAGGCAGTAGTTGGGGCCCGCCTCGGGGTAAAGTCTACGATCAAAGAGACCAGGAGCAAGCGGTTTTATAAGATCGGCAAGCGCGGACGGTTCCCGGTGTATCACAACTACTACGGTGCGAGGACGGGCCGAGACAGTGGTGGGGACAAGCAGAACACAACTAACCTAAATCGTGTGAACCCAAAAGACCCAACGTCCGGCGCCCTCCGGCGCTCACTGCACGCTATTCCCGGCCACACCTTAGTGGTTCGCGACCTTGGGCAGATCGAGGCGCGGAAACTCGCCTATACGGCAGGACAAGAAGACCTCCTAGAGTTGTTTCGCACCGGCGGAGACCCATACAACCGGCAGGCGTCGAAGATCTTCGGATATGAAGTAGACAGGAAAAGCGAGGCGCACTGGTTGGAAGGACTAGTAGGAAAATCAAGTACTTTGGGCAACGGCTACGGCATGGGCTGGGGGAAATTCCAAGAGTCCCTTCGCGTGGGGTTCATGGGTGCTCCTCCGCTTCTCTTCGACCGGGTTGCTGCAGAGAAACTCGGGGCGGATATTGACGTGTTCTCCAACCAGCGAAGTTACAAAAAAGGTTGTGCGTTTCTGCGTGACGAGGCCCTTGCTCTGAAGCCGCTGAACGTAAGCGAGGAGGCGCATCTCTGGCACTGCGCAGCGGTCAAGCAGATCGTCGATAAGTACCGGGAGAGTAACGGAGCCATCGTCGCGTTCTGGAAAGAAGCGGGACAGGCGCTCCATGCGATAGAGCAGGGCGAAGAAATCTCAGTAGGCAAGCGCGGAATGGTGACAACCTGCAAGGAGGGTTTTCGGTTGCCGAACGGCATGAAGATACGGTACCATAAACTGCGGAGCAACGAGAGCGGAGAGTTCCGGTATCTTTCTAATTTCCGGAAAAAGGAATGGTCGTACATCTACGGTGGCAAGGCCGTTGAAAATATCATCCAGGCGCTCGCCAGGATCGTGCTGACCGACCAGATGCTGAATATCGACAGGTGGCTCAAAGCGCAGAGGTTACGGGACAGGAAAGGAACATACCAGATTGTTACTTCGACATACGACGAGGTCGTAGCCTGCGTCCCGCTGTACCGGGCCGAAGAGTGCCTGGAGATGATGAAAGTCGAGATGGCAACCGCGCCGACGTGGTGCGCCGACCTGCCGCTGAAGTCGAGTGGAGGATATGCTGTCTCCTACGGAGATGTTGATAAATAACCCTTGACTCTTAATGTCAATCAGGTTACAATTAGACAATGAGAAGTGAGGCGAGGAGTCGGCAACCTTCAGGGAAACCTGAGTAGATCCCATAATGACCACCCGCTCGTCAGGGAGTCGGCCTCGCTTCTTTTTAAACTGCGCGTAGCTCAGTCTGGTAGAGTACCTGGCTTGGACCCAGGGAGTCGCGTGTTCGAATCACGCCACGCAGACCATTAAAATTACATAAGGAGAGCAACATGAAACAGATCATTGCTACCGACCGAGTACCTATTAAGTTGTGGCTTACTGACATCGAAGCAGGGGCACTTGCGCAGGCTAGAAACCTCGCAAACCTTCCATTCGTCTTCAAGCACATTGCTATTATGCCGGACGCTCACCAAGGCTACGGGATGCCCATAGGTGGCGTAATGGCGACCCAAGACGTCGTCGTTCCGAACGCTGTTGGCGTGGATATTGGTTGCGGAATGTGCGCCGTGAGGACCTCGCTCACTGATCTTGATCAAGAGGCGCTGCGTCGGATTATGGGAGGGTCGAATGAGTGTAAAGGAGGTATTAGGGGCAAGGTTCCTGTAGGGTTCGGGCATCACTCAAAGAGGCAAAGCGAGGGTATTATGCCTGATATAGATTTCATGACTGACGACCTGCCTATCGTAAAACGAGAATATTTTTCCGCGCTGAAACAGATAGGAACTCTTGGTGGCGGTAATCATTTCATTGAGATCCAAAAAGGTAGTGACGGTTTTATCTGGGTAATGATTCACTCCGGCAGCCGCAATATCGGCTACCAGGTCGCGAAGTACTACAACAATCTGGCGATTTCGCTGAACGAGAAATGGCACTGCGCAGTACCCGCAACTTGGCAGCTTGCGTTCTTTCCTCTTGACTCTGCTGAAGGTCAGAGCTACCTCACCGAGATGCAATACTGTGTAGACTTCGCCCTTGCAAGTCGGGAACTCATGATGAGCAACACACTCCTCAGCATTTCTGAAGTTGTTGGGGAACAGTTTTCATGCGACGACCCGATTAACATCGCGCATAACTACGCAGCTATGGAGCACCACTTTGGCAAGAATGTAATGATCCATCGCAAGGGAGCGACGAAGGCAATGACCGGTCAGTTAGGGATTATTCCTGGAAGCCAAGGCACAGCCAGTTATATCGTGAAGGGAAAGGGCAATGCTGAGAGCTTCTTTTCATGCTCCCACGGAGCAGGGCGCCGAATGGGTCGAGGGCAGGCGCAGCGGGAGTTGTCACTCGACGGCGAGAAAGAAAAACTTGACACCATTGGAGTAATTCACAGCGTTCGGAATACCTCCGATCTTGACGAAGCGCCAGGAGCGTACAAGGATATTTCAGAAGTGATGAAGAACCAAGAGGACCTGGTCGAGGTAGTTGTCGAGCTTCGTCCGTTGGCGGTTATTAAGGGCTGAAAAATTTACCGGGAACGCCTATCTGCTGACGGATAAGTCGGCACGAGCGCACCCTCTCGGTTTTTACTTAAGGAGGACACAATGATTCAATACTTTACTCTGCCTGTAGCCGTACTGCTTTTGGGGTGGTCCATCTATACTGGGACAATTAAGGTCAAGAATGCTGACAGCTTACCAGCCAAGATTGACCTCCACAGTCGAGCGAGTATTATCGCCCTTGCTGCCGCAGTGGTGAGTACGGCAGGGCTTCTGATTGACGGACTTCTAAGATAAAAGGAGGACACATGTGAAGATGTGTAATCGATATGGAAACGTAGTGAGGATAAAATGATCCCGACAAACGCCAAAGGTAAGGGGTTCTACTGGTCTCCGTCAGCCATCAATGACTTCATCACTTGCCCAGCGCAGTACGGGGCAAAAAGTTTTTACTGCACCAGCCCTTACGTCGAGACCGAGGCAGCGCTGGCCGGCAAGGTAGAGCACAAGCACTTGGAGAACCGCCTTTCAGGCGGGACCCCGCTCCCAGAGGGCTACACCAGAGGAGAAAAATATTGTAGGGTGATCGAAGCATGTGCCTCCGGAGGACAAATCTTTACCGAGAAGCAGTTAGCCCTTAACAGGGACATGAAGTTCGTCAAGTGGTTCGCAAAGGACGCATACGGGCGATGCCAAATCGATGTCCTCGCCCTGAAAGGGAAGAACTGCTTCGTCGGAGATTGGAAGTCGGGCAACATCAGGGAGAACAGTCTTCAACTGAAGATAAACGCGTGCTTCGTCTCCCTGCTCCATCCTGAGTTGGAGCAATTCAACCTGCGGTACATCTGGCTGAAGCACGACGCAGCGACAGGCGAAGTCTTTAAGAAGGCTCAGATCCCTGAGTTGTGGGAGGAAATCTTCGGGTGGATCAGGAGGATGGAAGATGCGTGGTCACGCGAAGCGTTTCCTCCCCGCCCAAGCGGACTCTGTAAGGCATGGTGTGATTGTAAAGGATGTCAACATAACGGGAAAGGAGGAAGGAGATGAAAATAGTTATAAACAGATGTTACGGCGGCTTCGGCCTTTCTGAGAAGGCGTATGAACTTCTCGGCGTCCCTTGGGACGGCTTCGGCCACGCTTCCGGCGTTGCCAGGAACGACCCTCATCTAGTGAGCGTAGTCGAACAACTAGGCGACGACGCGAACGGACGATACGCAGAACTCGCGGTAGTCGAAATCCCAGACGACGTAGAGTGGCATATTGAAGACTACGATGGGATGGAAAGTATTCACGAAAACCACGAATCGTGGGGGTGAGAGTATGAACCAAGACCAATTTGACCGGGCGCAGGAAAAATATGATGCGCAAGTACCTGAGATCGAGGAACCGAACGACGAAGAGTTTTCGGATGACGATTATCTCTACGAGATCGACTATGAGGAGGATTACGAATGACTACTGAGATCATGCTCGATCTTGAGACCATGGGCACCGGCCCAGACGCCGCGATCATTGCCATCGCAGCGGTCGAGTTCGACCTCGAAACAAATCAGTTAGGCCGAGAGTTCTACGAAGTAGTAGACCTTGAGTCCGCCATGCGGACCGGCGGTACGGTAGATGCTTCGACCATTATCTGGTGGATGAAACAAAGTAACGAGGCGAGAGGTGAGTTTGAGCGGGGAGGCACGCACATCGAAGATGTGCTCCTCCTCTTGACCGACTGGATACGTCGAGGGGAAGGAGACTTCCACATCTGGGGCAACGGCTCCGACTTCGACAACGTGATCCTGCGTTCCGCGTACACGCGGCTCGGCCTGCGGGCACCTTGGTCGCATAAACAGAATAGGTGCTTTCGCACTGTTCGGAATTTATTTCCGCCGGTCGAGATAGCCGTCGAAGACGGGGTAAAGCATAACGCTTTGGCTGACGCCAAGTATCAGGCGAGGTATCTCTGCGAGATATTGAGGAGGAAGCAATGACCATAATCCCAATGCCGAGAGGCATAAAAATCTACAACGCCAGTACAGAACCCTGCGACACAGCGGTGGGACCTTGCTGCTGTGGAGCCTGGCATGACCTAAGTGATATGCCTGAAGAAGTGCGAAAAGCACTTGCTTGTGCCGCCTGCGGCCAGCCGGCCACGCCGGACGACGGCCTCTGCACCGAGTGCGCGGAGAAACTTGACAAGCTGGCTTGTTCATTCGAGGGGAGGGAAGGATGAGAAATTCATTATATTGGGACGACTTCACCAGGAGGGCGGAAGAGACAATTGCTCATGTAAAGGCAGGTACTGCGCCACCTGTCCGACGAGCCGCGGTCTTCGTTACGGATCGTTGCAACTTTAAGTGTGCGTATTGTAATCACTGTGTTACCGGCAGTACAATGTCGCAGGAGATGTTCGAGCACATACTTGCTAAGTACGGAGATTCTGCTATAATTCACATCACAGGCGGCGAGCCCTCAGTAGTGCCTTGGCTGTACCCATTCCTGCGAGAACAAGGGCACCGATATCGTTTTCACTTGAACACAAATGCATTCATCGTGCCTCCAGCGGAGGCGGTGCAGCGATTGAAGGTATCGCTTGATTCTAACGATGCTAAGTATTGGAATTGTTTAGTTGGGCGGGATAATGCTTTCGCTATCGTCCTCAATAATCTCAAAAGGGCTTCTGAGAAAACTGTAGCGTCAGTTACATACACTGTGACGCGAGAGAATTTCAATAACGCTGTAGCTTTTGCGAAGTTCATTTTTACTGAGGCGCCAAACTTGTACGCTGTCTTCTTCTCCATTTACAAAGGGACCGACGCAAGGTACTCTATGCAGCAGAACGATGTGGATGTATTCTTCGGCGAAACTATCCCTCATCTGTATGAAATTCTCCCTGATGAATCGGCAGCGCTACTCCGCGAGACGGTAGATGAGAAGCGTCGGCTTATACAAGGTGTGAGATTTGAGCAGGCCGCTGGTCCATGCTACCTATCGATGTCCGAACGGGTGTTTTCTCCAACCGGAGAAGAGTTCACATGCTCTCACTTATATCGCGACAAGATCTACATGACCGCGCCAGTAAAATGCGACCGGTGCAAATACGGGTGTAACCAGAGGTTGGTGCAGTTCAATGATCTCGTTGCCAGGAGGTTGAGAAGATGAAAAACCAGAAACTTCAGGAGTACCGGACGATGGTGAACGATTGCGAAGACCGAGAGTCTCTACTCTCTGAGTGGGAGACGACCTTTATCGAGTCAGTTGGTGAGCAGATCGCTGAGAAAGAGTTCATAACAATAAAGCAGGTCGCGATTCTTGAGCGGATCTGGGAAAAAGTTACGGAGGCGGGATGAGCACACCAGAGGGAGAGATTAAAAAAATCACGAAGCTCCTGCTCGCCAAGTACAAAATCTATAACGCCAAGGACGCGGGGTCCGGGCCGAACGGGCGAGGTCTTCCACTCGATGCAAAAGGGTGGTATTGGATGCCCATCAAAGGTGCTTCGTTCGGCGTTCGTGGCATTCCCGACTTCGAAGGGCACTACCAGGGCAGGTATTTCGGGATCGAGACAAAGAGGAAAACAAAGAAGGCTGAAGGCTTCCAGGCCCTTCAGGTGGACGCTATTCGCTGTTCCGGGGGCGCGGTCTTCGTCGTAGACGGAAGTGAAACTCTGAGCCTCTTCGAGGCTTGGTTGAAGGAGAACAAATGAAACTGAAATACGACCACCTGTTAACACCAGATTTAATCTGGAACATTGAGCAGAACAAGCCAAGCCTTGTGGTCAAGGACCTCCAAGAGTTCGGAGTGCCCGCTGAAGTAACGCACGGCGTCCTTCTCGCCAGAGGCGTGTATAAGTGGCTTGCCGTTCGGCGGAAGCTTATCAAGCTGAAGAACGTTTGGAAGGGTCGTATCCGCGAGACCCTTGTGGGCATGGCTTCCGCTAAAGCGGAGAAGAAGCAATACCAAATAACGTACCTTCGAGGTTATCTTCGTGCTTACGAGGAGTGCCGGGGCGAGGTTCGAGCGTTATGCCATTCTCCAAGATGGCAGGCTCCGGACTTTGACAAGGGCGCGAGGAAGTTTTTGGAGGACAAGTGTCCGACGTTCGAGTAATAAAAAATCATCTGGTCTTCCGTTCCGGGAGCGTCGGCCAGCTCCGCGCGGTCTTCCCCCTCCTCAAGGAGGCCACCATAGGCGGCGAGCGATTTGCCGCCGTCCCCCACACTCTTGAGAGCGCGAAGATCCTGAATAACCTCGGGATCGCGGCGCCGAGTCCGATACGGACGGCTTACTCCTGGCCGGGGCGGTACGCACCAAGATGGTATCAGATCGATACCTCCGAGTTTTTCACTCTCAATATGAGGTGTTATTGCCTTTCAGCCATGCGAACGGGAAAAACGCTCAGCGCACTCTGGGCCGCAGACTACCTCCGGCAAGTAGGAAAAGTGAAACGGACATTGATCGTCGCCCCCCTCTCAACCCTCTGGGATGTCTGGCAGACAAACATCTTCGAGTCGTTCCCGCTCAGAACCTTCGCGGTGCTGCATGGTGACAGGAAGAAACGGCTTGCACTACTGGCGCAGCCCTACGATTTTTATATTGTGAACCACCATGGGGTGAGGCTTCTTGAGCAGGAGCTGAGGGTAAGGCCAGACATCAACCTTGTCATTATCGACGAAGTCGCCACAATGAGGAACAGCAGGGCGAAGACCCTCTGGAAGCCCTTAAACGCAGTGTTGAACCAACATGGAATTGTTCGAGCAGCGTGGGGCCTCACAGGCTCACCGACGCCGACCGGGCCGACCGACGCTTTCGGCCAAAGTAAGCTCATTACCCCAGAGAAGCTGAAGGGGCATTTCACCGCCTGGAAACAGGAGACGATGCTCCAAGTCTCTCAGTTCAAGTGGGTGCCAAAGAAGGACTCGGCCAAAAGTGTAGCCAGGATACTTTCCCCATCGATCAGGTTCGAGCGAACAGTTTGCACCGACATGGAGCCATGTTACATTGAGCGACGAGCGCAGCTCTCCGAGGAGCAGCACAAGGCGTATCGGCAGATCGTCAATCAGGCATCGACCGACATACGCGGGTCGATGGTGACAGTAGTTAACGCTGCGAATTTACTCAGTAAAATAATACAAATCAGCGCCGGCGTTGCCTATGCAGCCGATGGATCACTTGCTCGACTTGACTTTGGCCCAAGGCTCTCAGTCCTCGAAGAGCTGATTGAGGAGAACAACGAGAAGGTACTGGTCTTCGTCCCGTTTACCGGCGTCCTGGAGGCGTTAGCCTCCGAGCTTAGGAAGCGTTGGTCAGTATCCGTCATCAACGGCGACGTTTCTCCAGCTCGACGGACGCAGATTTTCAGAGATTTCAGGTCCCTGAAGGACCCCTGGATACTCCTCTGCCACCCGGACTGCATGGCCCATGGTCTGGACTTGACAACAGCATCCCTCTCCATCTGGTACGCACCGTATCTGAAATCGGAGAAGTACCAACAAGCGAACGCTCGGACCGATGGGAGCAAGCAGACAGCGAAGATCGACATCGCTCGGATTTACGCGACTCCTGAGGAGAAGAGGGCTTACGCCGTCCTTGAGGGTAACGGACGGTATCAGGATATTGTCTTGGAACTTTCCAAGGAAAGGAGTTGGTAATGAAGTATTTCGGGGGAAAGCAGCGAGTGGCTAAGGACCTAGTGCATGTTATTAGCACGTATAGAAAGCCGGGGCAGTTATTCTTCGAACCGTTCTTAGGGGGGGCTAACATCATTACAAAATTATCTGGAAGAAGATGTGCGGCTGACGCCAACAAAGACTTGATCACGATGTATGAGGCGCTGCAGGCCGGGTGGGTACCGCCCGTGGCCGTGAGCAGATCTGAATATGACGCCGCTAAGGACTTGCCGGAGGGCACGTCACCGCTGAAAGCGTTTGTGGGGTTTGGGTGCTCATTCGCTGGGAAGTGGTTCGGAGGCTATGCAAAGTCAGGAAGCAGGAACTATGCACTCAACGCAAAGAACAGTTTAGAAAAGAAGAGGGCAGGGCTCGCCGGAGTCAAGCTGTTCGCTAGAAAGTACGAAGAGTTTCACCCTAAGAATGCTATTATATACTGTGACCCGCCATATGCAGGCACTACCCAGTATGGGGCGGTCGGTGATTTCAATAGTGATGTCTTCTGGGTGATTATGCGGGAATGGTCGCAAGCCAATACAGTGTTGGTGTCTGAGTATGTCGCCCCGAGTTATTGCGATGTAGTGTGGGAGAAGGAAGTGGTGACAGACATCAGAGGCGGCGACGGAAGGCTTGCTCGAACGGAGAAGCTGTTTTTAGTGCGCCCTTTCGGTAGTTGACTTACAAAAACCTCTTGACTATCTCTGTCAATCAGGTTACAATTAAGAAAACGAGGAAGTAAAAATTTATTGCTCCGCACTCGGTGAAAGCATAGTGCTTTTGACTTGCTACTCGGGAGGGGCCGGTAGCGCCGGGTGCGGAGTTTGAGGAGGACGAGATGAAAAAAGCATTACAAGACGCGATACGCGAGGCAGTAAAGCCTCCATTCCGAGCAGTCGATGCTCGTGTCGAGCCCGACTTATTGGCGCCGGGCGCCAAGATCCGATGGAAGGATGAAGCGTTCGACTGTGTCCGCAACGCGGAGGTCGTGGAGCGGCACGAGAACGAATGGTCGTATTGGGTGACTGAGGGGCGCGGTAAGTTCCTCATAAATGAGGTTCATATTGTCGCCTTCCTTGAAGGCGAAGCGAAGGAGGATGACATAGGAAATAACAGGAGGGAAAACGCGCCAAGGGCGGAGCCTCTGCCGGCTCCGCCTCCTGCAAAGAAAGCAGTAACTGCCGACGCAGTAATTGCGGCGTACATCAAGACGCGGGACGCCATTGAGGCGGAGAAGAAGATTTACGACGAAAAGGTCGAGAAGCTGAAAGCCGTACAGGCGAAGCGTGAGCAGTGGCTGACATCCAAACTTGACAAGCTGCAGTTGACCAGCTTCAAGAAAACTGGGGTAGGCATCGCGTTCTTCAAAACGCGAACGTCGGCAACGATGGCTGATGCAACAGAGTTTGTCAAATGGGTAAGGGAGGACTGGGACGGGAGGAACCACTTTTTGGAAAAACGAGTGTCGAAGACAGCGGTTGATGACCGCATCAAGGACGGCGAGACGCCGCCTCCGGGGACGAACTACTCCTCTACGAGGGTAGTACAAATTAACAAGGGATGAGGAGGAAACAAGGATGGAAAAACTTTTGAAGAACGTTACCGGGTTGTTCAACGATTTTCGTATCGACGCACAGCAACGTGCCCTGAAGGGCAACAAGGCAGCCGGTGCCAGATCGCGCAAGGTCAGCTTGGAGCTTGAGAAGCTCCTTAAAGAATGGCGGAAAATTTCCATCAAGGAGTGAAGGAATGGAGAACGTACTCTTCTGCCCGAACTGCGGAGCTAAGACTCTCGAAGATCAGAACGACTGGGACTATGAGGCGGGCGACAACTACTTATGCAAGACTTGCAATACTGAGTATTGGATGAGTTGTGCAGGAGTTAAGGCGCCTACGGCAGAAGAAGACCCGAAAGAGGAGTACAAGCCGATAATAGGTTTTAATGACTATATGTCTGCAAGATTGCTCGCGTAGGCGGCGGAACTTCTGTATGACGTTTTTGGCTCCCCGCCGCGTGTACTGGATGTGGAGAAGTACAAAGGCGCAGGAAGCACGGTCAAATTTCGAAGGTACGCTCTTATCGGGGCGCAAACTGAACCTGCCTCGGAAGAGGCTGAACAACGTGAGGAGAAAAACAAATGAGCGAAAATTCACTAATGATACCCAATAAAGCCGAGATTCCGGCCTATATCCTCAACCCCGAGCTTGCCCGCCAGGCGAACGAAGACGCCGCCGCCGGCATTGGCACGGGCTACCCTGCCAGAATCAAGCTGATGGGCACGAAGTTTGCCATGGTCGACGGTAATGGCGAGGAGAAGCCTTACCCGCCCAGCAAGATGATTATCGGGCCTGATGAGAATCAGTACATGCCTGTGGTGGTCCTGCGAGCGAAGAAGGCCCTGCAAAAAGCGTGGTACCTTAAGAAGTACGACCCGAACGCCGATGCTTTCCAAGCACCGGACTGCTTCAGCAACGACGGGGAGAGACCTGACCCGAGCAGCTCGTCTAAGCAATGCGAGACCTGTGCCGCGTGCCCTCATAATGCCTTTGGCTCAGGAATGGACCAGAACGGTAACGCCTCTAAAGGCAAGGCGTGTTCCGACAGTAAGATCCTTGCGGTGTTCGTGCCGAACTTCGGGGTCCATTCGTTCAAGCTGCCCCCCGCATCGCTGAAGAACTTCGGCTTGTACGTGAAGCAGTTGTCGGCCAACGGGATACCGTTGGGGACAGTAAAAACATTGGTCGGTTTCGATCTGGCCCAGACTTACCCTGTTCTGGTCTTCAAGTTCGGGGGGTTCCTCAAGCAGGATCACATGGCGCAACTCGAAGAGATGGCGCTTTCTCCTGAGGTTGATGACATTGTCAAGGGTATCTCTTCGACGCCTTCGGCGCCGGCCCTGCCCGCGCCACCCAAGCAGGTAAGTAAACCTGCCGCACCTCCTCCTGTAGAGGATGACAACATGGGGCTCGGGCTGGACGACGGCAAAGCTGCAGCAGAAGCTGAGGCGAAAGCCAAGGCAGACGCAGCAGCGAAGAAGACCAAAGCCGCAGCCGCGAAGAAGGCTAAGGCCGACGCAGAGGCAAAAGCTGCCGCCGAGGCAGCACTTGCTGCGCAAGCTGCGGAGACACCTGCGGTATACGACCCGTCGGAAGTTTCCGATCAGGAACTGATCGACGAACTGGGACTAGATGATCTTTAAGCCACGAAGCGGGAAGTAAGGAATATATCTCCGCCCCTACGTAGGGGCGGAGTAAGGAAACAACATGACAACGAAAGAGAAAGTGGAAAAGATTTTCCAATCTATTGAGCGTGCGGAGATCGGCATGGTCGACGTGCAGCGGTTGACCAGCATAAGCAGGGAAACTCTTTACAAGTGGAAGGACGGGGGAAATATTAAGGATTTCTTGCGGTTGAACATTATGACAAGGTTCGCCTCCCTGCTGGAGACCGCCGTATCCGAAGGCAAATTGCCTTTACAAAACCCGTTGAAGACAGATGAGAGAATAAAGCTTCTGAGGAAAATCATTGCAGCAGCCGCAGTAAAGAAAGTAGAGTAGTAAGCTCATTTCTCTGCGGAGGCGCACCATGTTGCGAACAAAGTTCGCCCTTCCAAAGGGCTACAAGGAGGTGCGATAATGTTCCTATCCAAGCTCCTCCCGACGGAAGGGTTATATTGCGTAGCGCTGCTGATTCCTCAGCAAGGCAAAAAGCCCAAGTGGAGGCATTTTTTCCATGCTCGGCTGCAAGAAGCAGAGGCGCGCCTTGACGCTCTTAACGGGGCGGGAAACACTGTCTTTATCGCACAGGCTACGTTCGATGCGGAGAAGGTTGAGGCCGCGAAGGAGCAGAACAAGACCGTCCCCGCTGGTGGAGCCTATGTAGGACTTCGCACACACGCAAATGCTCACCAGCTGAAGAATTTTTTCCTCGATATCGACGTGGGCGAGAAGTGGCCGCTGAAGACTCGGAAGGCGGCGGTCGACGAACTGAAGAAGTTTGTCCGGGAAACAGGTCTGCCGTTTCCGGCAGTTGTCAGCTCTGGCCACGGTTTTTACACTCACTGGATATTGGCGCAGGCAGTGCCGGCCAATCAATGGAAGACCATCGCACAGCTCCTAAAAAAGGTAGTGGCTACATATTCCCCTGCAATAGGTGGTGATTCCTCCAAGACTAGCGACCCATCGACAGTACTTCGCCCACCAGGAATGACAAATAGGAAGTATCCTGGCGAAGAAAAACCGGTAGTCCTCCTGAAGGACGTAGAACCGATCGAGTTCATCGACTTTGTAAACCTGCTCGGAGAAGCCGCGAAGAAAAAGAAAATAAATCGGGAGATGATCCTGCCGCCCAAGACGGCGGACATCAACGCTGACTTCTATGCCGGTCTCAGTCCGACAGGGCCTCCGAGCAACGCCGACCGCGTAGCCGATAAGTGTCCGCAAGTGCGAGCCGTGCGTGATGCACAGGGCAACGTCTCCGAGCCAATATGGTACAACACTATTGGACTTGTCGTCCACTGCGAAGATGGCGAAGCCGTCGCCCAAGAGTGGTCATCGGGACACCCAGAGTACTCGCCGGAGGAAACAGATAGGAAGATCGCCCAATGGCTCGGAACCGGCATCGGCCCAACAACCTGCGCCAAGTTCGGAGAACTGAACCCGACAGGCTGCATCGGCTGCCCAAGTAATGGGAAGATAAAGAGTCCAATCGTCCTCGGTAAGCCGGAACCAAAATCGCTGGAAGTGATTGAGGAACAGTGTCCTCCTCCGGACGGTTTCAGGAGAAGCCAGGATGGTCTGTACGTGGACGCTGAAGGCGTATGGGTACGTTTCTATGACTGCGACTTGTATGTCGACAGGCTGGCGTATGACCAATCCCTCGGTTACGAAGTAATGACGATCAAGCACTCGCTCCCGCACGAGGGCAATTTGGAATGCACAATCAGGTCGTCGATGGTAAACGACCCAAAGGCATTGATTACCCTCCTCGGCGACAATCACATCAAGATCGTCGGAAACCGAGATAAGAAACTTATGGTGAATTATATGGAAGGATACCAGTCAAAACTTCAAAGGATGCGACGAATGTCACACTATCTGTGCCAGATGGGATGGGCGACGGCCAGAGATGGCAAGGAGATGTTCGTCCTCGGGAAAAAAATTCTTCACGCAGATGGAACTTCGGAAGAGGCGAGCCTTGCCCACAATGTGCCGACAGCTGCCGGTGGGTACCGGACAGCAGGAGAGTTGAGTGAGTGGGTGAAAGCAACACGAGTACTGAACGAGCCTGGGATGGAGCCGTTCGCCTTTGCACTCCTCGCTGGAGGCTTCGGCGCTCCACTTATGAAGTTCACCGGGTTCGACGGCGCGGCGATCTCAATGGTCGGCCAGTCAGGCGCCGGGAAAACGCTTCTCCTTATGATGATCCAGTCGGTCTGGGGCGCTCACCAAGACCTGATGATGACGAAGAACGACACCGATCTGTCGATGATCGCCCGCCTCGGTGTATATAACACCTTGCCACTTACTATCGACGAAGTGACCAACATGGAGGCGATGAAGGTCTCGAATTTGTTATACCAGATAACTCAAGGAAGGGAGCGCACCAGGCTTGGCCGAGACTCGAAGGAATTAAGTAATCTGAATAGGTGGAATACCCTCGCAGTGACGAGCTCCAACGAGTCACTTGTCGACAAACTGTCGTCAACGAAGGTCGACGCCTCGGCGGAGATAAACCGGGTCTTCGAGTACTACGTCAACAAGCATGACCTATTTGTAGAGCCCCTGACGACCGACCTGTATTGGACGATAACCGAGAACTTCGGGCACGCTGGGGAAAAGTACGCTGAGTGGCTGGTGAAGAACGTCAAAGGACTGAGAGCAGACCTCGACAAAATCAAGACCAGGATCGAGGCGAAGGCTGCAACCCAAGGCGGTGAGCGGTTCTGGTCGGCGATTGCAAGTGTCGCCATCTACGGCGGACTGATAGCCAAAAAACTCGGGCTGATCGACTTCGAGATCGCCCCTGTAATGAAATGGGCGGAAGAGACCATCCGAGAGATGAGGACCGACAAGCAGGAGTTGTCCGGTGACTCCGTCACTATCCTCGCTCAGTTCCTCGACGACCATGCCGGCAACAGGCTGATCGTGAAAGGCAGCGCCTTGTCGAAACAGGGCTGCCAGGTGATCGAGGCCCCACGAGGCGCACTCTACGTGCGGTACGAGATCGATACTCAGAGGATGTATATTTCTCGACCAACGTTGAAGACCTGGCTGTCTAAGAGGTTCGGGTCATATACGAAATTGAAGAGGGACCTCGTAGAGATGAAAGCTTTAGTTGAAGCGAACAAGATGAAGAATTTGGGCGCCGGGACATGGTTCTCTTCGGCGTCTCAGGCTACATGGGAGATAAATGTTTCCTGTCGTCGGCTTGGGTTTACTGCGCAGCGACTGATTGAGACGGCTGAAGAGCTTGCAAAGCTCCCGGCTTTGCCGGGGAGTGGGAAAATTGGAGGGAAGGAATGAAAGGCGAAGCCTGCATCCGCAGGAAAGTCGTCATAGACGACGAGAACTTTTACTTTGTTATCGGCCCGAACTTCGTCCATGCCACAACGCCGCACGAGAACAGGCCGGAGAACGAGAAGTTAAGAAGAATAGTTGATGCTATCTGTCACGAAGTGACAGAGGCGCAGGGAGGAGGGGAGGAGGATGAACACATACAGGCTTGAAGCAACTTACAAAGAAAGATACCAAGGATTCAGATGTACGTTCTTCGATGACGGACTGTCGATGGCAAAGTCAATAGCTAGGGCACTTGTTGCCTCCGGAGACTTCGACGGCGTGATCATTACGAGGAACGAAGATAAGGAAGTGAGCTTTCTGGAGGATGAGGATGATATACATCCAACGCGCGAAGAAGCAGTATGACGCAGGAGAGTTCTACTCCTGGCGAGTCAGTCCGAAGGCAGAGACCATAGGTACCGCAGAGACTTTCTGCGAAGCCGCAAGGCTTATCGCCGAACAACCTAAAGGATGGATCTACTACACATCGAACCGCCCTTGCCGGAATTGGAGGGAGAGGGAATGATACACACTTTGAAAACTGATTCGGAAGTATTTCAGGCAGTGTTACTGCAGGCGAAGACCTTCGAGATTCGTAAGCACGACCGAGACTTTCGAGTCGGCGATGTTTTGGTTCTTCAGGAGACCAAGCACACTGGAGAGGAAATGCACAACGGCGCACCACTGGAGTACACCAGGAGATCCTATGAGGCCATAGTTACTCACATTCTAGTAGGCCCGGTCTACGGGCTGGCTGAGGGATGGTGCATTCTCTCAATAAAGGAGGCGTAATGAAACTCGAAGACACGAAGATCAAAGTAGGAGGAGTCCTCCGCTGTTGCGTCGCGGACGTAGCCTGCGAGTATGAGGGTAAGGAAGTCGAGATTGGAGCGACGAGCGAGTGCCCGCATTGTCACGAGAAGTTCACGCTGGTCATGGACCAGTACCCCGTGTGGAAACCTGATTGGATGTTGGAGAAGAGGAATGAAAATAATAAAACCAAGTGTTGAGTTTTTCGGAGCGGTGCCTACTGAGTACGAGAGCGCCTTGCGCTTCATCGAGATGGCTGGCAGGACTTGTTACCGGTCGGAAGACCGGATCACGCCGACGAGCGCCGAGTCGTTTGTAAAACGACTTATTAAGGCCGGGCATCTTGCGATGGTCGAGCATTCGAATTTCGTTGTTCGGTCGCCGAGCTTCGACTCGAAGCTCGGCAACATAGGGAAGTTCCTTAACTACTTCGAAGATGACCGGTATCGATACATAGGAGGCAACCTCACTGCGTGGGCGCAGGCTGGGTTGATCAAAGGCACAGCGAACGAAGCACGGATAGATGGGTTCGCCTTAATGGTATTCCTCCGGCAATATGGCCTGCTATTCGGCCTATGTACAGACGAGTTCGCTGGAGCCTTCGATTCAGTCGCTGACCTTCCTTCGGCTTGCCGATGGCAAGTCTGCCCCCACGACGAAATTCCGAAAGAACTGCATCGCTACTCTGCCAAGTTTATCTGCGACAGAGGAGTTTCACACGAGCTGGTCCGGCATCGTCCTTGCTCTTTCGCGCAGGAGAGTACAAGGTACGTGAACTACGCCGGCAAAGAGATGGAGTTTATTGAGCCTACTGGATTCGAGGAGTGGGACCCGGAGTGCCAAAGGATCTTTGAATACTCTTTGGAGAAGGACGCTGCTCTGTACGAAGAACTGATAGTCCGAGGACTTAAACCCCAGCAAGCCCGAGCCGTCCTGCCGAACGCCTTGAAGACTGAGATCGTCGTTACAGCGGACGCTGCAGAGTGGGCGCACATTAGGAAGCTTCGAACTTCGCCTGCTGCGCACCCTGATATTCAGAGGGTTATGAATATGATGCCTTGGGAGGATTTCCTGTGAAACCAGACTGCCAGAACGAGAAGTGTAGGGCCCATGATGTCGAGTACGAGGGAGCATGTGATGCGCACCTGCATCGCAGATGCGACGACTACGTCGCAGAGCGACCGCGCAGAGACCGGCTTGCGGCGTGCGAAGCAGCAACAAGATACCTTGACGCAGTGAACAATGCAGGCGCCAACGCCGACAAGTTGAGAAGCATAAAGCAAGCCCTTGCCGACCACCACGCGCAGATTGCAGGGGACGATATAGGCACTGACGCTGAGACTCGGGAGATCGTGGCGAACCGAACCTTGAGAAGGTTCTTGGAGGAGAACTTATGAAATACGTAATAATTTACGGAGGAATCTTCGACGGAGTCCAAGGGGTAGTTGGCCCGTTCGATACTGAGGACGAAGCGGAAGAATATATGGAGTCCCACAATCTCGGTCACTTCGAGAAGTCGGTTTTTGAACTGGAGGATCTTGGATACTTCGAGGAGGAGAAGGAATGAAATGTACTAAGTGCGGAGCAACAGAAGGACTTTCGCCGTATGGGTCGGAGTACTGGCAGTGTGACATCTGTGGCGCGCTGACACAGTCAGAAACTGATCCGAACGGAGTAGCCCCGCACGAGCCGGGAGCGAAGCTCGACGCCGGCAAGGTCAAAGCCGGCGTCCTCGGTGACTTCTCTCTGGCCCTTACGGAGGTCGCCAAGGTCGGGACCTTCGGAGCCGAGAAGTATTCGCGCAGAGGGTGGGAGGTAGTCGAAAACGCCGAAGAGCGGTACTTCGACGCTGAGTGGCGGCACCTGCTCAAGAGCAGGCATGAGGACATTGACCAGGACTCTGGGTTGCTCCACTCGGCGCATCAGTGTTGGAACACTCTGGCTCGACTGGAACTGAGACTTAGGAGGGAGAAATGATCTATTGCTGTTGCGCCGAAGCGCATGAATTATGTGACGACACCTGTTGCCGATGGCGAGGGACTACCGGGCCAGACCATGTAGCAAGGGTGCCTCAGTGGAAGAAGACTGGGGCGAAGCCTACCCTGCTAGGCAGGGTAGAACCAAACAAGGAGGAGGGCAGATGAGGGACATGATAATCCTGGCAGTGGCGGCAATAGCTTGCTTCGCGGTACCTCTCGTCATGTGGGGGGTTGTATTTTACTCCCCCTGATAAACCGGCACACCAAATTGCGAAGCCACCTGTCTTTGTCTTAGACCAGTAGTTCCAACCTCGCCGAGAACCAGCCGCCTGACGGCTGGCCGTAAGTCGCTCCCGTTGATCGCAAATAACGGGAGCTTTGCATTGAAGACGGCTATCGCCGACATCGGCCCCTCAGTATCTTCGCTCTCAACGATCGCCTTGGCAGCATTGCGGATGAGTCGGCCTCTCCGTTCGGAGAGCTGAGTCCCCAGCTTATTTAAGCTGCGCTCGGCGCCCTGCGCTTTCGCTACCTCGTCAGGCTGGAAGCCGAGGCCGATCATCAAGATCTCATCCGGGCCTATGGCCTCGTCGGAAAGGATCTTTTTCCCAGCCCCGGTCTTCAGACCGTCGGATGCAACGCGGATAGCCTTCAGCCCGTCCTTCAGCGGCTTGGGCAGGGCCTCTTCGAGTCCTCGCATGAAGTTCCCTTTGTTCACCATCTGGTCGTAGCCTTTGACCCACGACTGCGCAACGGAGAAGCTCGGGCCAATGAGGTTGCCGGCGTACCACGCAGCAAGCTGCGCTCCGTGCATGTTCTCAGGAGGTTCAGAGGAAACGCCGTACAGGTCGCCCATGCCGATACGCTTCGAGGCGTTTACGCCGACTGCGGTAGGAAGTCCATAGGAAATGATTCCTCCGAAGAGATCCCCCGCCTGCTCGTTGACCCACTTATCGAACTCCATCTCCGCGTCGTAAGGTTCGTCGTCATCGCCGCCAAAGAGGTTGGCAAGGCCGAAGACAATGCCTCCGATGATCGTACCATGTACGCCGGCCAGGGCGGCAGACATCGTGGTTACTCCGAGGAACTCCTTGAAGGCTTCCTTCTTTGTCTTCGCGTCTTCCCCTTTCAGAGATTGCATCAGCAAGATACCCATCCTGAGAGCAGTCTTTATTCTGTACGTCTGGAACGTTGTCAGAGTCCTGACGGTATCGCCTTGCATGAACCAGCCCTTGTCGGACTTGGCGTAGTTGTAGAGCGTTCCGCCGACGATCTCCGAGGAGTCCTCCAAAGCGGAGAAGAAATCCTTCTTCGCGTCCGTCGCCAGTTTGTAACTGGCAAGCACTGTCGCTTTACGACTCCCTAATTCTCCGTGCTGCATGGGCAGCATCGCGTAGCGCAGGATCTTACCTACGGCGGTAGTCTGTTTCCCTTGAGCGATATCGCTCGCCTCGTGGACGGCGGAGATATCAAGGTCGCCCTTGGCGAGAGACTCCCGGAGGGCAAGGAGTTCTCGCTTGTAGTCACCGGCTTTGCCTGTGCCTAGCCCCTTAATCTTCTGCAGCTTCTCAGCTGGCGAGAAGAAGTCCTCTCCGAGTTGCCGGTCGCCGACCCTGTTCTTTTCAGTAACCTTCAGGTGCAGGTCTGCGTATACTCGGTTTACATCAGCGTCGCCGTACATGGCCTCTTTACTATACTTCTTGTTGAAGGCTTTCCGAAGGCCCTCTGAGAGGGCGGCGGTCGCCTTCGGCAACGACGCGAACTTCCTTGCGAGTGCAGGGAGGGTGAGCACCGGCAACTGGGTCAACTGGACCAGGAAAGTCGATGGGGAGGTCATGTAGTAGGCCGTGCTGAACTTGCCGAGAGTCGAGGCAATCGGACTGACTCGCTCATTCTTCACGGCTTGGAACCACCTGCGTGCGTCGTTGACGAGGTGGGTTCTCATGTCCATGTTAATGGGGCCTTCTCTATCGGCGATTTTGTCTTTGTTCTCCTGTTCAAACCCTTGAATGTCTTCCTCAATCTTCCTGCCGTACTCCATCCACGCGATAGAGCCAGCGTGCCTCAGGACGTAGTCCATAGAGCTGCGGAGCATGTCGGTGCTGGCTCCGAGAACGTTCTTCCTATGAATGGAGTTTTTCAATGCGGAGGTCTCCGGCATCCACCGGAGGATGACCTGGTTCAGGTCGGAGAAAGCGTCGGCTGCTCGGGCTTGCGCTTCGTTCACCGCGCCCGCATCTTCCAGATCAACGCCGGTCAGGTACTTTGCCTCAAGGGCCTTGCCGAGCTGCTCTCGCAGAGCCTGCGGGATAACGGCTTCGCCCTTCTGTGTCTCTCTCTTCACGTCCTCGACGAAGGTGTCGGGGTCCACTCCCTGGGCTTCCATCTGCTTTCTGAAGACGCGGCGTTCTCCAGGGGAGGTAAAGAACTCAGTCTGCTCCCGACCATCTTGTGTCGTGAACTTCAGGATATACTCGCCATACCGCGACAGCGGTACATAGATGCCTCTCAGCTTGCCGAACGTAGCGTTGAACCGGGTCAGCAGTTGTTCGCGGAGCGTTGGGTTGCCTTCGGACGAAGCCTCAATTACTGCGAGGAGATTATTTCTCTCCCGCTCCCGGATGGACGCCAGATAGTCGACAATCTTTTTCGCCTGCTCCTGCTCAACCGGTTTTAACCGGTCCCACGCTGCGCGGGTCTCCGCGTATGCTTCGGCGAAGGTCTTGCCGGTCGACTTCTTCATTCCTTCATCTTTCCAAGCCTTCTCGGTATTGCTCCGCTGGAGCCCTGCCGGCCCCGACTTATCAAACCAGTCTTGCTCAGTCTCGTCGAGCCAGGGGGTCATCTGATTGAAGGTCCCAGTGAGGAGGAGATTGTTGAACGCTTCCAGCCCAGAGTTTTTCTTCGCGACAGCTTCCGCATCTTGGTAGATGGCGTAGAAATCATCTGGAAGCTGCGCTTTGATGGCCTCCATTTTCTTGTTGTGGGTGTCGATGTCTTTCAGCCAGTGGATCTTCTTGCCGAGAGTTTGGGCGAGGTGTGACCTAGGAGTTACTGCCAGCCACTGCTTGGCGTACTTGACGTAGATATCACGGAGCCTACTCTTCGGATCCTGCACTGCGTCGAGGATTTGGTCGATCTTCGCCTGCCCTTCTTTCATTTTGTTGGAGACTACGGAGAACAGTTGCTCGGGCTGATCCAGCCTTGCAAGTATCTTGCTCAGGTCTCCAGTAGGAGCCTGATCCTCAGTCCTGCGAGACCAAGCCTTCGTACCTTGTGCGAACAACGCAACGAGGTCAGATTCAGAGAGCCTGCCGTGGGCGATGCCGAGTCGGTAGAGAGCGGCCTTGACGGCTGAGATTATTCGCTTGAAGATGGAGTGTTTCCTATTCGCAGGGTCTTGGAGGAAATACATTAATCCTTCTTCCCCTCGGAACCCTTTCGCCGTATCGGCAGGCACCTTAGCAAACGCGGCCTTGATCGCGGGATTATTCTTGGCGAGAATGGCGAAGTCCTTCAGAATCGCAGATCGCTTGGCGCGGAAGACTTTGTCTTCGTTGAGTAGGGCATGGCCGGCTTCGTGCCGCATTACATCGACTGCGTCGCCGGGCTTGAGGTTGTCGGAGAAAAGAAAAACTTTTTTCTGGCTGGGGAAGTAAGAGCCGGCTATTTCCCCGTTCTTGGAAAAGATAGCAGTGATTTGAATATCTTCGTCATTGAAAATGACGTAGTTGTATGTTCCCCCACCCTGTGCATCACTCACTGCCTTGAGGAGTGCAGGCGACGGGTCATACCCAGAAAGTTTGCCGCTCAGAGCCGCACTGATCGCTTGGGCTGGGTAATCATAGCCGAGCCAGTCGTCAGCTACTAGAGCTTTAAGGATTGCTTCGTTCTTCGGTGAAAATGTGCCGGTGCCGATAAGCTCTTCGACTTCAACGAGATCAGCGTCTTCTGGGAGTTCTTTCAGGAACTCCGTTTTGATATCTTTTAGCGGACGATTCCTGCTCGTGCCGTCTAGGTATTTTATACCGCGGATGCCTGCAGCGTGCAAGAAACTGCTTGCTTCAGCATCCGTCCCGAGTATCTTGGATAGGTCCCTATAGAAATACGACCCGTTGAAATTGCTTTTGTTTTTGTCAAGGAAATCGGCAAACTCAACCATCTTGGAATAGGTGGGGTTCGCATCAGAGTACCGTCTGTTCGCTTCCAGCTTGAAACGATTTACGATGTTATTCTTCTGGTCGCTCAGCGGTTTATCCCATAGTAAATACTCGTCCTCGGCAGGGGCTAGTTCTACTTGGTAGAGTTTGCCTTTACTATAAACTTTCTGTGCTGCCGCTCGCACCTTATTGTACAACTCTCGTCCAACTGTCTCGATGTAAAACCCGTCGTGTCCTGCTAGAGTCTTAGCAAGTAACCCTTGAAGCGCAAACGATTTATCCTCTCCCCACCCGCCTTCCGCCGTCATCTTGTCCCACACCTCGGCAGTAAGTCCTGGTTCTTTTGCTTCGAATAAAGATGCGTCGATATACTTAGGGCTGGCAGACAACTTGTCTTTGTACCACCCAGCAACCTCTCTCGACCCGGCAAAATATAAACCATACCCGTAAGCCTGCGCGCCTTCGCCGGTGCCGATCTTCGACGAAGAGAATTTATCGACATCATGCGGAGTCCCATGCCATGCTACCATCTTCAGGAACGCTTTTTGCATCTGCCGAGGCAGTTCGTTCGCGTTCCGCACAACTTCGAGTTTCCCTCGTTTCACAAGGTTGTCATAGCCCTTGCCGAGGAAAGATTTCAGATCCTTCTGCACCTGGGCAACGAAGGTGCTGCCGCCTGCACTTCGCGCTTGCGCCTGCAGATGCCCTGAGACCTCAGTACTCGCCAACTGCGCTGCGATAGACAACGCCTCACTGAACGCTGTAGTGTGCTCCGCATCGATACCGAGGACCTGCATGACTTTCTCGACGAGGGCGTCCCACGCACTGCGGAGTTTCCCACCGGTCTTAATTTGTGTGCTTTTAAGTACCCCTTGGAATTGGGCCGAGGAGAACGCCTGGGCCAGGAACTCCTGCTCGTTGAGGAGCCCGTAGCCGATCTGCTCCATGCCAGACAACTCTCCGGCGAGGAACTTGTTCTTGAAGGTCTTGCTGCCGCCGGCGATCTCAATGTTCGAGATCGTGTCCTTTGAGATAAGCCCTAGCTTGGTGACTTGAGTCTTTACCTGGGCCATGACCTCTTTCACCCGCTTCTGCATATCAGGCCTGATTTTTAGTTCCCTCACAGTCACGGAGTGGACCAGCTCGTGGAGAGAGGTTGGTGCGTTCTTCAGGTCCTTGACCGTGATCTCATTCTTGCCAGGGAGGTAGCCCGCAGTTTTCGCCACCGGGTCAACCTTGACCGCTGACTCAAGTTTCGAGCCTGGGGTGAACGACTTAAGGAAGCCCCCGAGCTTCTTGACGTTTTCGTCCGGAGATTGTTCGAGCGTAGCAAACAGGTCGCCTGTGGTGATTGTCTGCTTTGTCGCCGTCTCGGAGAGTGTATCGAGAGCTTCGAAAGAAGCTCCGGTAGGAGCTACTGCTCCCCTGTCGTCAGATAATTGAACACCCTCTTGCACAGGAGCAGCCATACTCCCTGCGGGGACTTTAGGTACTGGTGCAGGGGCTTGATCCCCAGTGAGGGCTCCACCAGGAGGTAGTACTTCGTCCGGGACTGAGAACTCATCGTTTACTCCTTGCGCAACTTCCGCGCTTTGTCCCGCAGTGCCTGCAGGTGCTCCGAGATTTCCCGTTGACGGGCCAAGAACTCCCTCTCCTGTTTGGAGAGTATCTGCACCGGCCATCTGAGCCGGATCTTGTTGAAGATCAGCATCTTCCCTCCTTAGGTCCTCCTGGACCTGCAATCGATCAAAAGCTACGCGTCGCTTGCGGACATCGGCTTCGTCCTGCACTGCTTGCGCAGAGTCTGCCAGATCGTAAAGAATGTCGTTCGTTTCAGAGCCTGTTTCTTCGGTTGCCCTTCTGGCCTTGAGTTCACCCTCAGCAACTTGGTTCCTGAACGACGTAGCCTTGTTCTCGGTAAACCAATTCAATTTCTCCGCAGGCGTCATCCCGGCGGTCTCCGCCTGAACGTCCTGAATTGTTTTCCCTGCAGGCGGCAGATAACTCCACACCTCCTCGCCGATAGCGAGGTTCGTCGACGTAGGGGCCGACGGCCTCATCGGCAATTCTTCAACTACCGGCTTCGCCTCTTTCTCAGCGAGGACTTCTTCGAGGTTGCCTGCCGCTACTGCGGCGGCTGCATCGCTTACAGCGATGTCTACCGTGCGGTCTCCGACCGTGACGGTCGCTACGCCGTCTTCGACTTTGTCGATCTTCACCTCTTCAGGTGTAACTTGGTTCAGCGTTTCCGCTTGAACTGTGTTCGTCACCGGGTCGGCCTGTTCCTCCCGAATGACGTTCGCAACTCTTCGGATAGGGAGACCTGCGGCGATGTCTTCTTTCGCCCCAACCAGCCACTGATCAGCATCCGGTACCTTATTTGCTACAGCCTGCTTGTGGAGTTCATCTACGACGGCTTGTCGTTGCTCCGGCGTTGCCGACGTAGGATCTTCGATTATGGTGTTTACGGCTTTTGCGCTTCTCGCATTGCTGTAGTTCACATGAAGTCCGAATGGAGCAAGGAACGCAGTCATGCCGAGGGTAGGACCGACGACGGCTTTCATTTGTTCAAGCGGAGAGACATCAACGCCCGCTTCTCGTTCTACGCTTGCCTGCAGCCCAGCCTGGCCGATCTCGGTTCCTACTTCGCCGATGGCGGTATTCACAAGCCCCTTGGCGAACGGCTTCCAGACTGCAGTATCCGTCGCCGCCTTAATCGTACCGGCTACGGTCGGCGCTGCGGCTTTGCCGAGAGCTTTCCCTGCTATGCCTACGAACTTGCCTCCAACGAAAGTGCCTGCAGCTTCGCCTGCACCCTCAATAAATAGGTTCTTCCAGCCTGCGGCTCTGGCTACTTCGTCCGAAGCACCTGCGCCCTTGACAGACTCTAAGGTTTGTTGACCTTGCTGCATAGCGGCGGGGACAGAGCCGAGAACCGACGAGATACCAAGCCCTACAGCCCCACCTACGGCGAGTTCCGGAGCGGCGGCACCGAGAGCGGCGAGACCCCCGCCTACGATGAGCGGGGCGGCTATGGATGGGGCGAGCATCTGCCCACCTTCGGCGAGAGCGTTAACTACCGCACCGTGTTCGCCAGGGCGAAGTTTGTTCTCTGGTAGCTCCTGTCTAGTCTTGGCGGCGTCGGCGATGGACTTCCCTGCGTCGTATACGCCCTGTCTGAAACCTCCACCAGTAGGCTCTCCGAGCCACTGCATGGCCTGACCGGCTTGAAGAGGGATCCCCTCAGTTACGCCGGTACGGAGCCCGGTGCCGATCTCTCCGAGTGCGGTGCGAGGTTTCTGCCGGATGCCTCCGGTTGGGGCCAATAAAGCATCAAATGTGCTGCCCCCAGAAGAGGCAAGAAGGTCGTCGAACTCAGCCATTACTTCAGTTCTCCGTTTTTGACCTTAGTGAATATGCTTGTTTGTTCTTCTTGCGTCTGCCCCTTCTTCATATGCTTGGCAGCTATACTCTTCTGCTCTGGGGTCAAGGACGCCGCTACTGCGGCGAAGGAGCCTTGCGCCCCTTGTTGAGTCTTCACCTGAAGGTTGCCCTCTCGGTCAACGTAGCTGACATACGGCGTCTTGGTCATCCCACCCTGTCCAATGGACTCAATCTCGCCGAAATGGGGCTTGGGCGGTTCAGGGTCGCCGGCTACTGCGGCTTTCGCCGAAAGAAGACTGGCGTTCGCCAATGCCTCTTTGCTCTGCGCCGACCTGAATCCCTGTTGGGATTTGTTCTCCCCAGGCATCTCCGCCGCAGACGTACCGGCAAGCAACGCTTGTGCCTGCTGAAGAGGAACACCGCCAGTCACTGTAGAATACAGTGTGTTCTCCGCGCCGAACTTGTCGACTGCGGCCTTGTTGTACTCAGCTATGCCGGCGTTGGCCGCTGTCATCTCCGCTGCTCCGGAAGAGTATATTGGGTTGTCCCCTCGATATCCGGTAATCGTTGCGAAGGCTTTCGGGTTGTCGAACGGGGTCTTCAACTGAGGTGCGTAGCCGGGCTGGACTGTTGTCTTCGGCGCGATGCCTCCTCCGAACGAGGTTGCTGCGTTCCCATTTATCATTTCACGCCGAGCGCCCCCGGCTCCAGGCGACAGGTTATCGGTAAGCCACTTCATCCCTTGCGCGTTGACTGCCTTGGTGTCCGGTCTTCCCTCTGATCGCGCCTGCGCATCGGCGAGGGCAATTTGCAGATGGACATCGTCAAGCTTATTCTGTGTCACCATTTTGGTGCCATCCTTCAGGGTGACAAAGTCAGGCTCGGGCGGGACGTAGGTCCGGGGAGTCTCGGTTCCGACAGGAGTCGCCTGGGCTACAGGTGCTGCGCCTCGCAGAAGCCCTGATACGCCCCCGGCTAGGTCATATATTTCCCGCACAGGGGAAGTATTGCGCACCGTTTCGTTCATTCCTGACACCCAGCGGCCAACGCCTCTGGGGATGCCGGCTCCTACCTCTTCCGCACTCGGCAACTGCACAGTCGGCGGTTGCGAGACCAGAGTCTCGCTCGGCTTGGGGATTATCCCTGTTTCGTTTATCAGTGCCCTGCCCGGCCCAACGTAGGGGTACTTGATTCCCAACTCGTCCGGTTTCACCTTCGCTAAATCTGCCATATCTGAACCTCCTACCCTTGGATAATTGTCTGCTCGATGGTGCTGTCGCTGGTCGTGTCGCTCTGCGAATGACTGTCGACAATAGAGAAGCTGTTGCTCTCCTGTGCTGCGTAGCTCTGCGACAAGCCTTCGTTAAACCCAACCTGCGCGTTCGCCGAGACGCTGGTAAGCGCCGATGCAACCTTCTGCGTGTAGAGACCGGCCACCGCTTTCAGCGCTTCCATCTGGATCTCTTTCGCTGCCGTCGCCGCCCGCAGGTTGGCGTCCATCTCCTTGACGATCAACTCGGCTCGGCCTACGACCTCACTGACCTGTGCCTTAAAGTTATCTACTTTCGCTCTCAGGTACTCGCCTTCCCGGCGAACCTCGGCGTCGTAGCCTGCCATCTGCGCGGTGTAGACCTTCGCCCCTGTCTCGTCCTTGCCCAGCTCGTATTGAGTATCAGCTTTATACTTATCGATGGCAGAGGTCAGTACGGCGACCTTGTCCTTGTTCCCTTCGACGAGGGTTTGCATCTGCGCCAGATTAATATCTGCGACGACTTTCGACGCCTGGACCTGAGTAGCGTAGGCAGTTACCTGCTTGCCGTAGAGGTCAACCTTGGCGGTTTCTCCTGCGATGCGGGCCTGGTACAGGTTGAACTTAGCGGTAACTCCAGATATCTGCGCGATGACTGCATCGATCTTCGCCTTGAAGGCGTCGATCCTTGCCCGGTCGATCTCGGTCTGGAGACGAGCGCCATCCATCTGCGCCTTGTAAAGCTCTATCAGTACTTTCAGTGCGTCCACACGGGCGGTGTAGATCTGCACCTTTTGAACTTGCAGTTCACCATGGATCTTCGCCCCTTCCATCTGCGCTTTGTAAAGCTCGACTTTGGCAAGCTCGGCCCGAATGCGGGACTCGAAGACTTGAGCAAGGGCCTTATACCCTTCCATTCTTGCGTTGAAGGAGCTGACCTTGAGGCCGAAGGCGTCGATCACTGCCTGTACGCGATAGCGGGCAACCTCGAAGGCTCGCTGTGCGACTTGGTTAGTAAAGTCCATGACCTGCTTCTCGAAGGTCATCCCAGAGGTAATGGCGAACTGGGTCTGTTGCTGCTGCAACTCGGCCCGCTTGAAGGTTATATCCCTATCAAGATTCAGCCTCGCTCTCGTGTCCTCGGCAAGTGCTTCCTGCAGGGCGGAGGACAGGACGCCGTCTGGCATCTCGTAGTTCCACTGTTCCCAGTTATTGAGGACTTGGTTATACGCTTTTACCAGCTCAACGTCCAAATTTGAGAGTGCTCTCTCCCAGATTGCAGTCCACACCTCCTCCGTGTATACGGCGGTCCCGATAGTTACATCGTTATACAGCTTGGTCTTGATCGCGTCAGCCAGGTCTGACTGGTAAGTCGCTTCGTCGTAGACGAACATCGGCTCGGGCGGTGTAAGGTCCGCCGTCGGGAGGGTTCCTTCGAACTGGGCGAATGCAATCTCCGGAGGAGACGGAAGCACTGTCTCGTCGAGGACCGGCACTGCCGGCATGTCGAGGGTCGGAGACACCGGGATACTTGGATCGGAGAGCGCGGGAACGTCAGTCGGCACTGTTGGCAGTGCGTCATCAGGGGCATCCGGCAATGAAATTGCGGGGGAGATCGCATCCAAATTAGGGAGGTCGACTTGCTCGACGGAGATGTCGACGAGACCAAGGAGAGCACGGAGCGCGGCGAGGTCGGAGATCGTAACAGGCTGCGCCTGAGTAACGTAGGGCGTTACCGCGTCAGGGGTAGGCGCCTCGCCAATATTCGGTGGATCGAGTGTCTCAAGTGCGAGGTCTAGGTTCCCCATCGGAACGGAGAAGTCGCCGACAGCGAGAGCGTCAAGTGCTGCGACCGACTCCGCGTCGTACTGATTCACAAGGTCTTCTGACATCCCAAACCTTGCAGTCACAAGGTCTGAGGCGACATGCGCAACCGGTGTTATCTGAAAACTACTTAGCGCCATCTCGGCCTCCTTATATGTGTAACATGAGTATACCTCATGCTGTTGGTTAATACAACTGGACTTTTTCTTCTATGGCGTAGTCGACTCTCCCGAGGAAGATCTCTCCATAGAACTCAACCAAGTTGCCATCTGCGTCCTTCATGTCTGGTATTGTGTGCCGCGATTGCCCTGTTAAAAGTCTCGGGAAGTTAGTTGATACAAGAGAATTGTTGCTATTCGGTCCGACATAATAATAACCGAATTGATCTTGACCGTATATATAAGCTCCAAGTAATGCAGTTATTTGCGCTATACTATCAGTGTTGTAATATTTTAATCCAATATTATCGAATTGCGGATAAGTATCAGAACTTACTTCTCGCAATGGATAAACTGTTGAGTTTACTTTAAGATAATCACATTTGGATGTGGTGGCGGTTACTGTTTCTTCAAGTAAAGCGCCTTCAAGGTCGCATATTTGATAATCCCTTATCCTGTGGGTATGCGTCTCAACGGAACTGGTGCGATAACATGCAGCGTGATTCTGGTGATTATTCGTCTCAATTCTTACAGAATACTCGCCTGACCATAAGGAACAACCTTCAGCGGTGTATGTGGTGTTCCATTGGTTGTAATACTCCCCTCCTGGTATGGAAAATGTATCTTCACCTGGAGTTGGGCCTGGATTGCCGACATTTCCACATGCATCAATTACGTCTTGTTCAACAACAGTTAATTCTCCGGAACATCCATAGCCATAGCTAACCCAACAGTTTCCACCATACCTGTCTGATTCATCGACAGCTATGAATCCGTTGCGAGGGAGTCCAATATCAGTTCCGTAAACCATGATACTTCTATTTTCGGTAACTGTTCTGTCTGCCTCAGATGTCCAGGCATTTCGGCCCATGCATCCACCCCAGCATATTACAACGTGAATTGTTCCAGCGGATGAAGTAAAGTCGTGTGTTTCTGAGAGATTGCCGGTTAGGTCAATATCTGTCCCCCCTGGCCTTACCCCTGTTTGCGCGACAAAGAACAGGTAATACTCCCCGTCGGTCGACATGAACTGCCCGTCGATGTTCACTTCGACGTTGTCGTCCATATCCGCCGCAGTTACCCCAGTGACATTCTTGAACAACTTGTACGGGCCTTCGAAGGTTCCGCTCATGCAGGCTACCCAGTACTGATTATCCCCACTACGCATACAGGGAACCAGCCTTGAAAGCGGAAGCGGAGTTATTTGCTCCGCATGTTTCTCTTTTGGAATCTCGGGCTTACCTGCATCGCAAGTGACAACGATATTCTCCGCCCCGTTGACGGACTGCATATAGACCGTGCCTACATATGCGCCGGTCTGGTCGTAAAACTTCTTCGTCTCGGAATAGATCGCCAGATCCTGAAAGGACTGGTTCCTGCGGAAGTCGAACATCAGGCGAGGCACATGAGCCTCAGCGAGGGAGCGGGCCTGAACCCTGTCTCCTTTAAGCTCGACCTGCGTCGTCTTGGCGGCCATCAGCGTGCCTTGCGTTTGAGGAATACCGGGGCGAGGGCGAGGAAGTCGAGAGAGAAGTTGCCGGTACCTGCGACCCGAACCTTCCAATACCGAGCCTTGCCGTACAGATATTTCTTCAAGGTCTTGAACATGTCCTGCTGGACTTGGCCGGTCTTCGTCGGAGCGAGAGTGTAGCTCCGCGCATGTGCGGTGTCTTCATCACCAGTCAGGGTAACGGTAACGTTTCCTACGGACTCGTAACCGATGTCATAAGCTTCGATGCTCTTCTGCTCTCTGCTCTCGAAGTCGTGCGTTGGAGTGTCCAGCCACCAGGAGATTGCGGTCCCTGCGTCAGTCGTCCCGCCTTCTTCGAAAATCCCGGTGTCGCCAAACATGACGAGTTTGCCATTGAACTCGACGACGGAGTCGAAGGGCATATTGGTGTACTGACTCGGCGCCTTATTCATGGTGTTCATTGCGATGGTAAGTCTGTCAGACATGCTGTCTTCCTCCTATGAAGGCCTCGTATACGAAAGAATGTAATCGTCAAACCTTGCCATAGCCGCGCCTTCGAGGTAGAACTTAGGGACCGGGAGAGAGAAAACCAGACTGGCTGAGATGGCCTCATAGGAGGACATAAGTATCTCCGGTACCGGGAGATCGAAGATGATCGATCCAACAGTCCCAACAGACCCTGAGAGGAGGACTTGGAGAGGGGGGATCTCCAGGAGGAGGACTCCCAGGGTCTGTTGGCTTGCTGTGAAACTTGTGATAATCGCCGGAAGAGAAATTTGTAATTGGGCGAGCTGGCCGACCGTCCCTTCAAGAAGGACTTCGAGCGCCGGGAAGTTCAGGTGCAGGTCGGCGGCGAGGCCGGTCGTGCCTGTGAGCGCCGCTTCGATTACTGCGAGGTCGAAGGCTAAGGCTGCACCAGTCTGAGCGTCGAAGACGAGGGGCGGGAGGTCGAGGTCTAGTGAGCAGGTCGCCCCGGTTACTGCGGTAGCAGTAAACTCTTGGAACGGGATCTCCAGTTCGAGACTGGAGCCTGCGTTGAGCAGAACCTCCGGTACTGGTAGGTCGAAGGCAAGCCAGGCTGGTGCGGAAGTCTCGCCGAAGAACTCGATTACTGGAAGAGATACGACGAGGTCGCAGTTTACCCCTCTTGCTTCGATCGCTACTGCGATGGGCGGAAGCTCAACAACTATGCTGGCACTAATGGTAAGTGTACCTGACATAGTCGCGTCGTCGCTTCCAGTCTCGACTGCTCCTACGGTTCCTGAGACAACTACTTCGCCTGCGACATCGGCGGTATCACCCCCTGTCTCGGCAACAGTTAGAGTTCCATAAGTGTAGAGTCCTGATGTGCCGTAGGCTTCGGCGGTGTCGCTCCCGGTCTCGGTTGCGTCCATCGTCCCTGTCGAGTGGACCGTAAGCCCGGCCAACGCGGCAGTGTCACTGCCGGTCTCATTCGCTGCTATGGTCCCGGCAATGCCGGGGACGGTCGCGTCGATAACGCCGACTTCGATATACTGCTGGGTTACCCGCGCCGTTCTTGTAGAAGGCTCAACACCGACCTCGATATATTGTTGAGTTACGCGGGCAACTGTCATGCTTCCACCTTAAAGCCCCAGGTCATGGCATTGAAAATAGTCGGTGTCCATGCCTGCGCGTCGGGAGCGGCAGAAAATACATTCGTCGAAGCGGTGTTGTTTACAGCTGGGTACGCTGTTGCCAGTGTTACCGTTGTCTGATCGTACTCTGTCGAGTCCTGTTTTGCTATCGGTGTAAGCGTCCGACCTCCAGCGTCGTCCTTCCTGGCGACAGTAGTCAGAGCAACAACCTGTATTACAACGCCGCTTGTAGCTACATCCTCGAAGGCGTACAGATCTTTATGTCCTACAGTACTCGACTCGACATAATCCGTATCTCCGTTCTGCGCGTCCTCATCAATGCAGGCGTAGTTGCTCCCCGCCGAAGGGGTGAACTGAACTGAACTGTCAGCAGAAGGATTGCAAAGAACAGAGTAAACTTCCCCGTGGAAGTCGTCTCCAAAGAAAACGTTGTCGATCTTGACTGAATTTGTTTTATTGGGACCTATGCCTACGCTTGTTATGTCAGACCCGCCGGTATTCAGCCCTGTGGGGTTATCAAAAACTATTCCGGTAGCTTCTCCGTTTAGCCGCAACTCAATAGTGCCGGCGCTCGCATCACTGAACACTTTAATTGCGACATGTGTTAAATCTGAAGCTATTACTGTCGCACTCGATGATATCAATGTGCTACCTCGATATACTCGGACTCCTGACGCAGTATTAACTACCCAAATTACGTTAGCTCCCGCAACGAACTTTACAAGGCTATACGACAGTGTGCCGGTATAGCCTGTGTACGTCCCCAGCCCGACAACGTGAAACCCGATAACTTTGGTTTTCCCGGCAGTTACGTCATTGATTACGTGCGACGTGGAATCTGAGGAGAACGACAAGCACTTGCCGTTCGCGTACCCTCCTGTTGCAGAATACGCGACACTTGACGTAGTCGTGAACTTAGAAAGCACATCTCCGGTAGCTCCGCACCCCTCAAAACCTGTAAAGAACTCAACAGCCATATTTACACCTATGCGTGAGTGATGGTTGCGGAAGTAATAGTGACTGTCTGCCCTGCTGTAATACTGACGTTATCCAAGATTATGTCCGTCGCTGACGTACCCACCGTAAGTCCAGTAATGATGTCCGTCGCATTGGAATCCCGTATTCTCGCCGCTGCCGCCGTCCCAGTATTGTCGGCACTTGTGTCAGAGTGAGGCATCGTAAGCGTGAGGACCGCGCCCGAGGCGGTCCCGCAAGGATCGGTAAGGGCGATGGTCGCCAAGACGGACGCCATCGCTGTGGTCCCTATTTCGATGTATCCTGCGCCTGACCCCGCATCGATCGCAGTAGCAACCGCTGTCATCCGTGCCTGTTTAACTGCTGTGGTATATGTAACCGCCATATCCTACCTCCTTACGCCGAAGCCGGTTGCGTCGCGGTTGCCGTGTCGATGGTCGTAGTGGCGCCGACCGCAACGGTAAGGCTTGACATGCGAAGTTCACCAGTACCCACGCCGCAGACGCCATCTAAACGTTCGGCAGTAGTCGAAGCCCCGGTCACATAAGCATTGGTGTAGCATCTGAACCAGCCTGCAGTTCCTGCGGCAAGACCGACACCGCTCCACACCTCGGAAGTCTCTTTGGCCGAGACGCCGGAGGCGGCATCGGCAAGGTTCAGGCCGTTGGTCGAAGTTCCCGGAGTAAAGGCGCCGGAGGCAACCGTGATTCTCAGGAGCTTGGTCCCGGACTCGGTAAGGTCGGCGGTGGCCGGCTGGGTGCCGGTATAGACCTCGATCACGCAGTTACGGAAAATCTCGTCGAGCGAGCCCCCGTTCATACCTGCGGCAACGATAACCTGGTCGCCTGCAATCTCAGTCGTGAGCGAGCCTGCAGGAATTTCAAGGTAGCCCGCGGCGACCGCAGAAACTTTTACCCCGGCGACGTTGTTCGAAGTAGAGCCGGCGACACCGATGTAGTCCCCGGCGATGTAACCTGCTGTTACAAATCCGTTACCGGAGTCGGTAATCCGATCGGTGCCACCGGTACCGGTGCCGTCTTCGAAAGCGAAGGTCGTTCCGGTGATGAGTTTGGTCGGGTATGAATGCTTGGACACCATGCCGTTGCGAGTTCCAGTTGACAATCTTGTAGCCATTTTATTCTTCTCCTTTAGTTATCAGGGCTCCAAAAAGACGAGATAGCGACTGTCAACAATCGCAGCGCTTGCGTACCGTCCTGCTGGGAAAATAAGTTTATTGTACGTGTGATTTGTAAACGTTCCATCCTCACTGCCGGAGCAAATGCCTTGCGGCGTGGTGAAAATTACTGACTTCGGTCCTCCCATCTTCTCGGCAGGGCACCATACTGCGGAGCCTTCGATGACGCCGAACGGCGCCTTCTCTTCTCTCTTAGTCTTGCGCCACTCCGCCCCTCGATAAAAGAGGACTTGGGTTGTCGTCCCGACCCATAGGCCGGCGGGCGTCGGTTGCAGCATTGTCACCCTGTTCGGAAATAGCTTCATGTCGCTATGCAGGTCGAAGACTCCGTAGAACGAGGGGAGCGAGGCGAAGACTACGTCGTCTTTCGCCATCAAGGCTCGGCCCGCGAACCAGCTCACTAGATGCCCGGTCGGAGGGTTCGAATAGATATTCTTGGGGTTTCCAGGAGCAGTGAACGTTCCCTTCTGCCAGGCGAAGTCTACACCCTTGGAGACATAGCCTTTCTCGTAGCCGTTGGTATAGTAGATCCTCCCCGCTATCTGGTAGTATCGCATCCTGGCGCCAAGTGTCAGGCCGGTGCGGATAATCGCCCTAGAGTAGTCGGGAAGAAGCCGATATAATTCGGTGCCGGCCACGAAGAGGCATGTCTCTCCAGTGGAGAAGGCGCAACGCGAGGCTTCCGCCCGCTTCGCGGTGGAGCGGCCAAGCCGGCTGAATGGTCGGCCTGAGTTGTCGACATTCATGTTGACCAGTTGGGCAAGCTCAGTGACTCCGGTCTTCAGGTCGTAACTCAGCCGCACTGGGTCGAGAGCGTTGTTCAGCCCGGTTGTAGCTTTGAAGAGCGGTATGAGCTTTGCCTGGGCCATTGTTACGTCCTGTAGGCAGGGGCGGTCCCTACTCGGGTTTCGAGATTGTGCAGCCGGCGGAACGCGTTGATTCCGTCAGTGACGTAGTCTTCGAATGCGTCTTTGTGGTCTTGGGCTTTAACAGGTTCCTGGGCCTCCATATCGTGATGGTTGAGCGCCTTGTAAGCCGCCCACTCAATGCACGCTCGTTGCTGAGACGGAATCTCTGGGGACGCAGAGTACACGTCTGCAGCCGTAGCTGTAACTGTCGCTCCTGCTCCGCTGACGACGACCGTCGTAGACGTAGAGGTCTCCAACGCGAGGGCTGAGATTGATATAACCTGCCCGGATGCAGTAGCGACAAAAGCCGTCGAAGCATCGATAACCGCTGCCAATGCAGTAGCTACTGCGGTCAGAGTCCCTTCGGTCCCAAGGACTACGTAGGAATAGACTACGTCGCTCACTGTCGCAGCTATGACATCGCCAGCATGAAGAGTCCCAGTCAGTGTAATCGTGCTGCTCATACGATTGAGCGGTGATCTACTGTACCTCCAGACATGGAGATCGAGGACAAGGCCGTTTTCCGACACCGTAGGTGTAGGAGCCAGCTTGATGAAACCGGTTGTCTGGTCGGTCTGCCACTGGACCGGCATCCCTGTCTCTGTAGTTCCTAGATCGATCGGCCAGTTATCCGGTGTGAGGATTACATCCTGCTGAACCTTGCCGAGTACCTTGTTGCCATACCAGATATTCATTACCTGAATGGCTCGGGCCGGGATTGCGTAGAGCGCCGTGTTCGTAACAAGCGTCAACGAGTAGTTCGCGATATCAACGAAGAACCCGGTCTCTTCACAGAACTTGTCCTGCCCTTCGGAAAGGTAGGCGAGGAGTCTTGCGTCGCTCCATGCTCCGTTCGTCGTCTCGCTGTTGAGGACTTCGAGAAGCTCGGTCAACATCTCCGCTCGGGTCACGGCTTACGCTCTCCGCCAGGGGATTGCTGAGTACCTTCGTTCTGTTTCCTCTAGTTCTCCGGTGTACGGGTTTTTCTTCTGCTCGATGTGCGTAGCTATGGCGAGTTCGAGAACATGGACTACCTCCGGCGGGACTTCGACCGGGACGCCTCGCTTGATTTGGTATACTACTCCGTTGACGCCGACAGCCTCATAGTTGTCCTTACATCCAGCCATTTCATCGATGATAATGCGGATTTTCCTGGTCTTTTCATCAATGCGGATGGCGCCCATCGGCTTGTCGAGTTCTTCATCGGTCGCAGCCATGATAGCATCAATCATTGCCTGTTTCTTAGCAGAAACTACTTCCTTGACGGGCTTCCTACTTTTCTTCTCCGGCGCTGCCGGCACGTTCAGGTCAACTTCTACTTCAAATTCATCGTTCATTTATACTCCTCCATTTTATGTTTCTTCCCGCCCTCGGCGGCGTCCCCAGCCGCTTCTTCGAAGGCGCTGTCAAACTCTTCTTCAGTCGTATACTTCTCGTCGAGCATTGGCATGAGTTTCTCAATTATCTTGGCAACTTCCACCGCGTCCTTAGCGATGTACTGTTTTTCGCTGGAGCCTGGGTAGCAGTCGCACATGCTTTTGTTATTCGCTTTCTCTTTCGGCTTAATTGGCACCCTGCACTCAATGACGAAACCATTCGAGGCCTGCCCAATTTCCAACATCCGCTTCATATACATCAGGTGTTCTCCTTGTTGTAAGGTTCAATGAAGAGGAGGGTTTTTAGGTCCTCCCCTCGGTTGAACCTTACAGTGCTCCTAAATTGATCCAGGTCAGGGTGATTACCCCTGTAAAAGCAGCAGTACCTGCGGTGTGCGTAGCATCGTCGTCAATGACGAAGTTCAGGTACACATCCTTGGCAGTAGCCGTTCCATCCATCCACCGAGCCCCGCTCTCAGTGAGGGCGGTAGCGACAGATACTGCGGAAACTACACCGTCTTTATCGGATGCACCTGCGGACACGGCTACAGATGGCATGATATCTGCCTCTGTGCCGGTAAGCGTAGCCCCTGTAGTGGCGGTAGCCGTTCCGAGTGCAACATCGCCATCCCAGTTGTCGATGATCGTTCCTGTGACCCCAGCAGTGAGGATTCCGGACACAACTGCTCCGAAAGTGCAGATAGCTCCGAGAGGTAGGTCGTAGACCTTTACCCCTCCGTACTGCGCTACTGCGGCGTCATCGGTAATAGTTACCGGTGTTGCGGTGCAGGTAAGAACGGTCTTATGGACTACCCCGTCTCCGTACTCGACAGCAGCGACTGTCGATCCGTTCTTGGCCCCTACTCCAGACGAAGTGGTCGGGAGGTCGATGACTGGCGAAGTAAGTGTCTTGTTGGTAAGCGTCTCAGTGATCGCGTTCTTGTTCGTTCCAGCGGCATTGGTGATTTCCTCAGTAATAACGCGAAGAGTTCTAACTTCTTGTCTGCTCATAATAATCTCCTCCAGGTATTGTAAGCCCGCCTGGACGGGCTATCTTTTTAGCGGAACGCTACCACGCGAACAACGTCGGCTGCGGTATCGCAGATGTCGGTACCGAGAGTAACTCCTTCACCTTTTCCGAGCACGTCGTACAAGCTGACTGCGGCGGCGGCGGCGACGAATGGTTTGTCAGCGGTAGCAACAGTCGAACTGGTGATTGACAGAATACTGACGGTCTCCCCATTCACAGTGACTTTGTCGCCAACCGCGAGTTCTCCGACAAAGTTGGTACCAGAGCCGGTAATGGTAGCGGAAGCGGCAGTAACGGTAACGGTGCCGGTAACGGCTGCGCCGGCATTGCGGCCTGCGTACAGCGTGATGGACCCTGCAGCGTTGACCGAGTTCTGTGTGTCAGCATGGTTGCCGTTGTCAAGCGAAGTGCCTGCGGCCATGCCGTAGAAATACTCGTAAGCAGCGAGGTTGTTGACGTTATAGGCTCGCACATAGCGAGGCTGCCAGCCACAAACCAAGTTCACAGCGACAGCGGGATTAGAGACGGTCACGGAAAAAACCTTCTGGACCTGATCTGCGTAGTTCAAAGACATTTTATATTCTCCTTATTTTAAGAGTTGGGGGCTGGAGCCCCCTTCAATTTTAAAGCTCTGCAGCCGCTACCTCAGCTCTGCACATCCAGAGTTGATTCAGGATGACAGCCGCGAAGTAAGTCTTCCAGCCAATCCAGCCGCGCTGGCCGAGCTGATCGCCTTCCCGAGAAGTTCCAGGGTTGACGACGAACGGGTCGAGGGCGGTCTTCCCTTTGAGCGGTGTTACCGCCGCACACTCGGCGGCGATGTAGATGATCGGATATACGTCGGCACTGGTGCCGGTCGTGGAGATCATCGTGGTGCCGGAACCTGCTTTAAGCCCGCCGCCGTCAGCCCACGAGGTGAACACAGTAGAGGTCAGATACCGAACATCGCCGATACTGCCGATCTCAGTCGGATACGAGGACATCGAACCGTAGTCGACAACATCCTTAAAGCCGGGGATTGCTTGGACGGTAGGTTCGAGGTCGGGATGAATAAACGCGATGAACGACGGCTTGACGGATACAGTCTCCATCTTAGCCGAGCTGCTCAGTCTTTCAGTGATGGTGGACGCATTCTGACGCTTAAAGCCCCTCGTAATCTTCTGCTGCAGTGCTTTGGTCAGCGGAGTGTTTACATCGGTCCGCGCAGTGCCGTTAGCGAAGTACACGTTAGTGCCAGCCTTCATTACGTTGAACAACCGAGTCTCAACAGAAAGTGCCGCCTGTTTTGCGAGAATGCTGGTGTACTCTTTGATGATAGGGTCTTCGTGCGTATCGGCTACGCGGTCAGAGATACCTACCCACGCGCCGATTTGCGACAGATTTGCCTCATAGTCGGAATGCGTGATGGTGCTGGACGGAGGAGTAACTCCCTCAGTCAGGTCTGCGATCGCTGCAGCGAGCGCCGCGTAGCGCCGAAACTTGATAGTGCTCGATGCGTTCTGCGGGATTTCATGAGTTTGCAGGAACGGTTGCATAATAAGTGCAGGGTCAGCTCTCATAAGAAGCTTGCCAGCCACATACCCAGCCGTTCGAAGGCTAATATCACTCACTGTCATTGTCATGGGGTCATACCTCCAAAATTAGGAATTTACGGCTGCGTTGAACGCCGACTCGAAGTCGTCTTCGTCAATACCGCCCTTTTGTGCTGCTTGTCGACTGCGTACTCCCTCCTGGGATTGCAGTTTTTTCTCCTTCGCAGCCTTCTGTGCAGTCTCTTCAGGAGTCGGAGTTGAAGATGGAGGCCCCTTCACACTACCATTCGTTTCCTTCTTGAAGATGTTGAACAATTCTACAATTTGCGAAGCGCTCCCCTTGTCGAGGACCGCGTTGTATGCTTCTTTCTGAAAATCTGGTAGGGTGTTGACCCATTCCTCGACCTTCGGTACAATTTCAAATGCGTCAGCATGCCCCTTAAGGATCTCGGCCTGATGCGTGTTCTGTGCTACAACCTTGGCAGTAGCGATTGCCGGGGCGAAGTCCTGGCTAACTTGAGCGAATCGTTGCTCGATCGTTTCCTGGAAATGCGCCAACTTCTTGTTGAACGCGTTTTCCGCCTTGGCGAAGGCTATGCGCTCAACGGCCTTCAGAGCCGCTGCGGTGTCCGGGAAGTTGGTCTCTACCTCTTTGAGGGCGGCTTGCTCCTCAGGAGTCAGTGCTTCGCGGGCAGTGGCGTCCGCTTGAAGACGTTCACCTTCCGCTTTTGCATCTGCGTCAGCTTTTACCTTTGCTTCTTGGGCAAGCCTTGTGGCTTCCACCTCTTGCGCGGCTTTAGCCGGGTCTACTTCCTGCTTGGGAGTAGGCTTTACTTCGGCCTTCGCTTCATCAGAAGTACCTTCTTCAGAAGTACCTTTTTCAGAAGTACCTTCATCGGAAGTACCTTCTTCGGTCTTTCCTTCGTCGGGCTCGCCCTTACCAGCATCGCTGGTATCTTCTCCGCCTACGGCGACGTTGAAGGCGAGATCGAACTCGTCTTCTGTCACTCCGTTATCAATTACTTCATCTTCCATGAACTCCTCCGAATTTTATCTGTAGTGTAACATCAGTATATACTGGTTGTCAAGACAATATGTGTATCAGATCTTTACATTCCTTTGCCCTTCCTCTCATCTCTTCACTCTCGCTACTTTCAAGCTTGTCTCGATGGCGCTCGCGCCTGAGCGTAAGGAGTTCAGCGAGGAGTTGAACTCCCTCAGTACGTCTCAACAGATTGATCCTGTCCTCAATTTCGAGTTCTCGTTCTTTCATTTCTCACCCCTCATTTGCCCGACACGGACTCGGGTTCTCATCAAACCGCACCGCCTTGATAGTCTTCTCTCCTTGCAAAATAGCCTTCATCACTCTATGCCTTCCGTCTAAAATATCTCCATCCTCATCGAGAATGATTGGGTACGCCAAATCTGCGTCCAGCGCTGTCTTCATGTGCATTACCAGGTCGCGCAGCGTAAGATTCTCATATCTGGTGTAGACACTCATGTGGTCAAGCGGCACATCCATAACGGGTAGCTTTGCTGAAAGGGCTACCAGTCTGGCAACCGAGTATTCGTTGCGCCCACTGCGGCAAACCTGTATCTCGTACGCGGGATGCTCAGGAATTTTCATTCGTCTACCTCCGGCAGCTCAACCGTTTGCCCTGCAAGTCTGTGAGTACAGTCACTGAGGAACTGAATCTTCCCGTCCATGACGAAGGAGTGGCATATTTGGTCCGATGCACCGGGCAGACGCAAACCTGTCGCAGGGTTGCATTTCGGCCCCATGCGAACTCGTATTGACGGAGAGAACGTAGGAGCAGCCATCGACCCGTTGAACTGCCATACTGGGCCAGGCCCTGCTCCGGTCCAAACTCCGTGATGTAACTCGCAACCTGGGCAGTAGAACATGTATTCTTCTCGCCCGTTCAAATCCTCCAGCTTCTTAAGCTTTGCCACTCTTCTCCCCCTTGGGCTTCGCCCCTTCCTTCTTCTCGCTGACCGTAGTCAGCAGTACCTTCAGGTTCTCCAACTGGTTCTTGTCCTTCGCCGACTTGGCGTTCGCCAGATTCTGCTCGACCCTAGACAGGATCTCCTGAATCGTCGCATCTGCCGACGCCTGCAGCATCTGCACGTCCATCTGCTTCTTCGCGGCTGAGGCCGACACATCCTCGGTCTTGGCCTGGGTAAGCCCCTGCTCGACCTGCGAAGCTTGCGCTGCAGCCTGTTTCAGTCCCTCCAGGATTTGCTTGGCTTCGTCTTCTGGGAGAACCCTGTCTACAGGGAGATCCCTCGCCTTTAAGCGATCGATCAGTAATCCATGCGTGTCGAGAATTGCTCTCTCCTCCGGCGTGAGTGTCATAACGAACTGGTCAAGGGCTGCGCCCCTAACCTCCTTCGCGACGAGCGACAGGTTGCCTTTGGCGACGACTTGGTAGTCGCCCTTCAGTTCTTCGTTTGGATTGAACTCCATATTCCATGCGAGGAGCGAAGTAAGCAAGGATGTAGTGAACTTGTCGAACGCACGGACGGTGTCTTTCGTCACCATATTGGCAGAGCCGGTCATCATCGACATGTTGCTCGTCGTCCGGAAGGCTTCGCCGAGCGGCTGGTTCTGCATGGCACCCATAGTGTAGGCCGGCAAGTTGCTGGCAACGTCGAGCTGCTGTCTCTGCATCTCCAGGAGACTGATAAGCTCGGGGATGTGGGACTGCGTAACGATGTCTCGTACTGCAGGGTACTGAGCCTCTGGGCCATCGCCCTCTCTGGTGATCGTCATGAACGAATGAATCGGGCCGATGCTCTTGCGCCCCCTCGGGAGAAGACTTTCGTTCACTTCGTAGATTGGGCCGGCGCAGGCCGAGGCGTTGTCCATAAGCATTCTGCTCGTAGCGCAGATCGACATCTGAGAGTCGCGAATCTCTTCCGGCAGGCCGACGCCGGTAAGCCCGGAGTCCTCGTCCTCAGTGTAGATAAACGCATGATACTGGTCGGACGGTCGCTCGCCGAAGGCGGCTTTCTCCGCCTTGATAACTACGTCGTCGATTATCCAGACATCCGCGAGGATGTCCTCGTCAAGCTCATCGTCGCTTACTTCGACTCCGACGGATTGAAGCGTATGCGCCGAGACGAACATCAGCCCCCGGTATACTTCGTACCTCCGGGCCTGCCTGTTGGCGAGATTTGAGGTCTTGGCAATGTCGTGCAGATCGGCCTCGTATGCCTTGGCGACGTAGTTGCCTTCCGCATGGTCTTTCAAATACTCCTTGATTATCTTGGCCTCAAAATCAGATCGTTTGGTGAGGGCACGGAAGTCATGCCGAAGGAAGATAATCCTCTCGAAGAATGCGTCCTGATCGGTCCACGCTCTGGCCGAGAGGTCAGGGTAGGCATCCCAGATGCGAACGTACTCCGGGTATGGCCGACGAAGAGTTTTCGTTTTCGCAACATACTGGCCCATCTCGTCGGCGGTCCACACTCGCTCGGCCTGTGTTCTGACCATAGGGCTGCGGGCGATGCCGAAGCCGTACAGGTAGCCACTGCGAACTACTTTCTTGCAAAGCTGAGGATAGTCAATCCCCGGATCGGCCAACTGGTCGGCGATCTCGGTCTCCATCTTCTCCTTACGTTTCTCAGCGAAGGTTCGGACTTCCCGCTCGATGGCGTCGCTAGTAATCGGCGCTGCCGATCGCTGCTCCTCTTGGGCGAGCATGAGTTCCTGCTGCTGAAGGGTATTGATAATGCCTTGTAGGGCAGACTGAGGGATTGAGGGAGATGGAGAGACTGACAGGCCCCAGTTCTTGTCCTGGGATGGGAACATCATCTCCATCATCTTCGCGACGCCGCCCTTAACCTTGATGCGGGTATCTTCAGGATACACATGCGATCGCTCATCTGGGATGCGGGCAAGCACGTCAGGGTCGTATTTCCTTAAATATTGCCGGAGGTTCTTCATCCACTGGACTTCGAGGAGGACCCGGTCCTTGATATGCTGATCGAGGACTCCTTTGGCGTGGGTCCCAAGTTTCTTCAGTTCTTCGTAATTTGTGAGCATTTAATATCCTTCGCGTTGGGCCGGAACGTATGGCTTGGATGAGTTAAAAATTGAGTTATGTTGGTACACGACGTAGTCAGCGGGGTCGTACTTCCGGCTGGACAGGAACATCACACCGTACTGCCCGCCCTCAACGAGATGCGAGCAAGGGTGGGTCTTATCTGGTTTATCGTCGTAAAGGTCGGCGACGGAGACCTTCAATTTCCGGTATTTGTAGTCTGTCTGCATCGCCCGGATGAAGCTCTTGCAGGAGGGGTCAATGAGCACAAGCGGTCGGCAATCTGGGTACTCTCCGAAGACATCATCAAGTGCCTTTATCCTCACATCTGGGTCGTTAGTAGGTGCAGGTTTCGCAAGTATTCCCGCCTCTTTGAACTCTTTGAAACATGTGCCCTCGTCGGAGTCGGCTCGCCGAACGCCGGCAGGGTCGCCGACAACTACTATCTCGTTCGTTGGGAATGCAGTCTTCCGCATCGGGTTGAACCTGCTCTTTATATACCGCTTAGTCCCCATGTCGAACGCTGGGGTTTCCCGGAGGATATGTATCCTGCCATCGTGCTGCATCTGCATCCACAAACCTGCAGGGGTAAGGCCAAAGTCTTGCCCGACTATTACCGGAAGGTCTGGATCAATGTAAAGCGGTGTCTTCGACACATGCCGGTCGTAGCGGAACGAATCCCAGTATACCGGCTTGCCTGCTTGGGAGAGTGCATACCTTGCACGGATGAAGACGTTTATATATGCCTTACTCCGGCCCTTGGCTTTGCGATCGTAATACCCTGGAGCGAGGTTATTCTTGTTCTCCGCCTCCGGCGAAAGAGCATCCGGCTGCTTGAATGTGTCACACGCAACCAGCGTGTCGGGATCGTCGTCCTCAAGCGGTGCGTGCTCGAATATGCGCCACCAGTAAGACCCAAGCTGCGGCGGGTTCGTATCCGCGATCATAAGCCAGTAGTCGGATCCACCCATTTTCTGCGAAGGATATCGTTCGAGACGACCTTGCAGACCTTCTACGATTTCCTGAACAATTTCACGACATTCGTTAAGCCAGCACCCGGTTAATTCAAGCGAAAGGACCTTCGCGACATCAGCCGGCTTATCCAATGCACGGAACAAAATCTCGGCTCTAACATCCCCGTAATGGATGAAATACGTCGCAGCAGTCTCCCGCCAGTAGCCTATCCCCTCTCCAGGTTTGCCGCTGTCTGGGAACCAGTCGAACCAAGTCTTGAGCGTGGTATCTTGCAATTCGCCTTTGGTATTCCTGACTACGACCCATCGCGAACGCCTAAGTCCGTCCGTTCCAACCCTCTGCTCCTTGCATCTTCTGAATATCTCGACACAGCACGCAACTGACTTGCCGCCGCCGATCGGGCCGAGGATCGCCCTGAAATCAGCGTTCGAGCGATGAAACGCGGCCAGCGTTGGCGCTGATTCGCGGACATCATATATGAGGTCGAAGATGTTCATCAAGTATAAAAAGGATACCAAGTAACGTTGAACTTACTAACTCCCTTCTTTGCAACATGTATATCTATTATACAGAATCCTACGTGCGCCGCTAGTCTTTTCCCACGCATCCACGAAGTCTGGCTCTGCAGGCAGCCGGCTGAGACGCAGTAAACGTTCCTTTCGAAGATGTTGACATACTTGTGAACGTGTCCTGTTATCAGGACGTTCGGCTTCTCGCCGCCGGTAAATGACTCTAATATCTTTTGAAGTCGGTAACTTAAGGCATAACTCGAAGAATCTTCACCGTGCCACAACTTCAGTACCGCTCTCCCATCAAGAGAGATATCTCCCTCGTCGTGGCCGAGGAAATGGAAATTTTCTAAGGACGCCTCAATGTCCTTGACAATGAGCGCTCCATTCGATTTTAGGAACCATCGGTCGTGATTCCCATCAATCGCATAAATATCTGTATCAGCCCACTGAGCGAAGCAGTCAATCGCTTCGTGCTTCTGGGCGTCGTAGCCAAGAAAGTCAAGTTCGTAAATCTGCCCTGGTCGGTGACTCATGCCTTCGGTCACATCACCTGAATGCGTAATGAAGTCAACCTGCTCTTTCTTAAACTCGTCGAAGGCTTGCATTAGCCTGGCCCTAGAGGAGCACATGTGGCCGATGTGTGTATCGGTGATACAGCCAATCCTGATGTGCGTCCCAGAGAAGGAGACGATCGGCACCTTGCCGGCACCTGGGACAAGCCTGCCACCTTTGGCGATAGCTTGTAATTCGGTATCTGAGAACCTCGTCGCGATTTCTTCCAGCCAGTGCGACTTCTCAGGGATGGTTATCCCTTTCTCCTGCTTCACCATCCTTGTATATCGGTTGAAAGTCTCGTCGGATATTCCTAAGTCTTTCTTGGCCTTATCTGGCCCATGCTCTGTCGCGTATGCGACTACTTGCGTTGCTCTACCTATCGCTTTTTGGCCCATCTGTCACTCCTCTTGGAAGAACACTCTGGCGAACTGCTGCAACTCCTTACTACCGGTGAAAGTCCGGGTGTGCCCCGCACCAGGAAATGTAACAAAGTGTTTCTCTGACGACCTTGATTTCTCAATCAGTCCCCGAGCTTGCTCGACTGAGGTGATGTCATCGTCTTCTCCAGCAAAAACGAAGACGGGACAGATAATATTGCTGAGGTCGACAATGGCACCATCAACGCTCCATGTTCCGGCATACAGTCCGTTACCGCAGAAATGGTTCTCAAGAGCGTCCAAGAACCACACGCCGGCCAAGTCGTTGGGGCTGTCATACCATCCATTTTGTTTCTCCCATTTGTCAATGTCCTTGCTCCGCCCGTTCACTACGTGCGAGAGAAGGTCGAGATAGCGTCCAAAGAATATCTGCTCGGGGGCGCCCATGGCGAAGGCCATCCACTGCGCCATCCCTGGCTGAATGCCGTTGTTCAGGCCAACAAAGAGTCGGTGGGCTGGCAACGAGATGGTCTTGCAATACTCCTCGATCCGGTTCTTGCTGCCTGAGTGGGTGTTGATCGGTGCGGCGAAAACGGCGAGGCGATTCACCTGGCTCGGGTGCAGGGCAGTGAACATGGCCGAGAGCCACCCGCCTTGGCAGCACCCTATAAGGTCGACAGTCTCAGCTCCAGTCTCGCCGTAAATCATGTCGCAGCACTCGCCCAATATGTGTACCAGCCCTGAGATGCTGAGGTTCTTCGTCTCCTGAGTAGCTGACTTCAGCTCATAAGCATAGGTAGGCCGCCCTGCAGCTGCACACTTGTCGATAAGGTTTTGAGTAACGGTGCCGTCCCTGCCGGCAAAAGGGGGAACGACGAAGCATGGAGTACCTTCCCCTTCATTGAACCTGTTTAAGGAGAAGTAAGAGTCCTCGAATACCTTGGTATTGCCCCGATATTCTTGTCTCATAGCGGAGCCATTCGGTACCTGGGTCCAGTTCTTGTGTCTACGTGGACGAATGTTTTGTAGCGGATAAGCCCTAGTTGTTTAGGGTACCGACCCTCGACAAACTCGTATATCCTGCTCGGCTGCACGCCAGAAATGTGGATATCGGCTGCGCGGCCCTTGAGATGGTACGAATGGGGTTTGCCTCCGACAGCCGCGTTGTGATGCTCACATCGACAAGCTGAGTTGACTATTACTGGAAGATTGAAATACTCCCGGATCGCCGTCAGAACATCGACAAGCTGTGCATCGACGGTATCGAACCCGCACCCGCACTGACAGGCAAACTCACTTCGCTTGAAGTACTCGTTCATCCGCTTCCTCCTGCGCGATTTTAAGGCATCGCCGGTACGCCTTGGCCTCCGCCGCAGTATCTACTCCGGCAGGGATGATTACTCCTGCCGCGTCGCGGATCGGCACGCGCACAGCGCAATCAAGTAATTTCTGAATCTGTTCAATGGCGCTCATTCTTCATCTCCAGTAGGATGTTTTCAAGCCTGGTAAGACTGCCTTTGATCTCTCGAAACTGCTCATTCCCCATAGTAAACTGCAGGTCGGTACGTTCCTTAATTTCCTGCCGACGCTCGCCACAGCGTTCGTTGGTAACGAACTTGCCGCTTTTCAGGTCCTCGACATCTCGTTGGACCTTGCCGATCCACATGGCTCCCGCGAGGAGTGCGGTAATTATGGCCCACCAGTCTTTTACCCAGTCCATCACTTGTCTCCAGGTTCCTGAAACGTTTTCGGGGAGTTCTTGCCGACCCAGAAGTGCGGAGCGCCAAAGTCTCGAACGGCTTCGTAGTAATGAAGCGCTAGTCTACGCCTGATCGCTCTAGTTAGCCAGTTTGCTGACTCCGCTTCAACGATTCTAAGCATGTTGTTAAGGAACACTCGGTCGGCTTCTTCCCGGCTTGCTTCGGCTGCTTCGCCAGCCCAGTACATCCAGTCGTGAACATTGCACGCTTCCGCTATACTTACTCCGAAGAGTTTTTCCGGAACAAGATCCCCTTTCCACCCAGGTGTTCCGCACCCATTTACGATCTTCACTAGGATGGCTGCCGGCGTTATCCAGTATTCCTCAGGGGCATATAACTTGAGCATTTACCTCTCCTTCGTGGAAAACTTATTCGCGATGCTCGTAATGCTATCTCCGAACAAAACAGACGCAAGCGCCCCAGCAACATACATAAAATTATCAGAAACGGCAACCATCACTCCGAGCTTATAGCTGATCCCTGCCCACGTAAGAGCCATGATGCAGAGAACCGCGCTTGCGGTTATTCTATGAATATGTTGCATTACGCTACTCCTTGTTACACACCCAATTCAACTCTCCCTCCTCTGTCACTCCGTCTGAGTGAAGATGCGGGCAAATGTCGTGCCAGACGCTGCATGGGGAGTTCTCGCAATAGGTCTTCGACGTAAAAACTATCGCGCCGTCCGGCTGTCGATCTTGATTAAGCTCAATCTTTCTCATTCTTTCTCCGCCTTCGTCGCTTTTTCTCTGCAACCTCTGCTGCGAGGATTGCCTGGTACCTGGCGAGCGCCTCGCCGCTTAGGATTATTGACTCCTCGCCATCAGTTACGCGAAATCTATCCCCACTAAGCTTCTCAATCTTCATTCTTTCGCTGGGACTTCTGCTGCTGGTGCGAGAGCAGAATCACCAGAGAATGTATCCTGCTGATTCTCGACGTTTTCAACTGAGCCGGTACCGTTCGAACTTGACTGAGTAGAATCCTGCGTATACACAAGGTGCTCGATCTTCGCCTCAGTATCGAACGTCCCAGTAACGGAACTCTGATTATCCGCCGTCAGTTTATTCCCGATACCGCTCAACTGATTGTTATCCCCAGTAATGATGAACCCGCCATTGCTGTCGCCGTTGGTGGGAGCCAAACGCCATAGCCGAGCCACATCCACTCCGAGCGTGGCGTAAGGAAGGAAGGCATGAAGTACGTCGGAAGTCGTCTCAGGTTTGAAAAATGCTTGCTGCCCGAGGTTAGCTGAAAACCCCATTGCCAGACCAACCTGGCAGGCGGCGTTGTCGTTACATGCGGCCATGCCTTCGGAGAATGCTTTGAACCTGTCGGTGTTCGCGGTGGCGATCATCTGATTAACCTCAGAATGGTTCGACGTTAGTCCATATCCGGCGCAACCCGGCAAAATCAGGACTGCAGCACACAGCGCCATTATAATAATCGTTGTAGAAAATAACCTCGTTTTTGTTTTCATTTTACCCCCTTTGAATTTGCTTCGTTTGGATACTCTACGGCCATTCGCTCATAGTACGCTTTCGCTTGCAAAATCTCCTGTAACACATCGGCCTCAGTACGGGCCAGCCACTGTTGCAAACAGACAGCGGAAACAATTAGTAACGTCGCTATACACAGAAATTTTTTCATGCAACCCTCAGCAATTTTGCTCTTAAAATTTGTTAGTCAAAATCTCGATAATAGTTTCTAATCGTGCATCATGCGGCATCTTCAACACCCACTGCGTACAGGCTTGTAGGTGTTTTCTTATTTGCCGCATCGACCGCAAACCAATCTGCCGTGCGAGTCCCTTTGATGATAAATGCGTCGCTTATGTCGCCGTAAAATGCATATACCGATAAACTGTGGGGTGATGACCCAACCGTGAGATTTCCCGATGCGACGGCGGCAAGTGCCTCTGTTGAGGCGTAGGACGTGGCGCTTAACACCCCGTTTTTATACATTCGTAGCCCACCGTTATCTTTATCATATTTCAGATGGATGGCTACTTCTTCGGCGTCGGCCAACACAACATCCGCAAACAATCCACCAACAACCCCACCAGTTGTAATAACATAGCCCTGCACCGTATTTGTGGCGGTGGCTATCCTGATCATGAACGCCGCCTTACCAGCGACATAATTACTAAATATTGAATACTGAGCCGTGCTTGACTGCTTATTGTACTTGAATGCCACGCCAGCGATTAATGCACCCCATCCGGCCATATCAAGCGCAGGAAATGTGATATACTTATTACCCCCGGAAAATCTCTGTGCCTTGCCAACCAATCCAGGGACTTCAATAATTAGCAACGAGTTTTTAGTGCCTGAATACCCATTCTTTGAGGTATCAATAACTGTATTCTCAACATTGGAATTATCCATGTGGCAGACAAACTCATAATCAGTTCCCCACGGAGTTGTGTTCCCTGATTCGACCCCTGATTTCCCGTAATAAATTAACGCTTTGGTGTTATTTTCAGAAGATAAGATGGGCAGTTTTGCATACAATTCTTCCGGACCTGTCGGAAGAGAAAATATATTGACTATTGTGCTATATGAGGAGAAGGTCGAGTATGTCCCATTTAGCCAAAAAACACGCTCCTGGCCATCTACTGGACTGTTTTTTGCCACTATCGGCCTAAATTGCTTTTGGATGGATTTAACGGTTATACAACGACGTTCCCACGAGACTCCATTATCGTTTGTGGTGTATTTATAAACCTCAAACTGCCCATCAACCACCTTTGACAAATAGACAATATTAGGATCAGACGGATCTACAGACACCCCTCCAGAGTAACTCGGTTCACCTGCATATAATGCCCCACCAGCCGCGCAAATTTCATTGTCAGCCCATCCAGCATCGGTCCATCTCGCATATCTATATCTATGGTCGGCAGCAGTGACGAAATTTGCATAAACTATGACAGGGTAATTGCTGCTGTCATAAGCAATGCCCCAATTCCATGCCTTGAATCCTGTGGCTACAGAGTCATATACTTTGTCGCAATCAGTCGGAACCAAGGGCGACCCGGCCAATACTGCAGCCAATGTTTTTACTACAGTGCCATCAGCTTTTTTAAACTCTCCGTTTTCATATTGGAGGTAGTAGATACTGTTGTTTGCCAGCGCATCAGGATGTCCATCTGTAAAACAGAGGTGAATTTTACTGGTCCCATCGTAGGCTACTTTCAGGTATGGCCGCTCTCCAAAAACACTAAACAATGTTTTTGCGGTATCCCACGTAGCCCCTCCATCAGTAGATGTACTGAAGGTTGGCAGGAAGTCTCCGCCCCGCCAGAAAAGAAAAATCTTATTGTTCTCAGCAGAGAGTATGCAGGGATTTGAATATGAGTATCCGTACAATCCGGCGGTGTTTGTACCTACTGTCAGTTCCGCGTCGAAGGCGGATATATCCTCGGGGTTCGTGGATACCCGGTAGAACATATCTGCCCCATTATGAGCGCAGTAGAAAACAACTATTCGGCCATCATCGCGAATTAAAATGCTCGGATTTGCGTGATCATCGACCTGCAACGCAAGTTTTAAAACAAATTCGACTTGGGCATCAGTAGCGTGGTTATAACTCACAACAACAACATCGCCGTTTGCCCGAATAAACCCGGTGTAGGTTTTGCCATTGTAATAAATTGATCGCGGCTCAGAATACCAGCACCAAACGCCATCGGTTGTCAAGTTGTCGGTTGACTGAGTAACTATTGGAATTTCTGCACCAAGTACTGTTGTCCCGTCTGCGGCGGTTACAGCGATATCCAGTCCATTAGATAAAACTTTTGCGGGAATATCGTTGTCACTGCTCAGATCGACGTATAGTTGGTAATCAGATAAGTCGGCTGGCACTGTTGCGTGATTTACCACTACGGCTTTTCTGTGAGCGTATCCGGAAAGCCAGGGGATTGACGGTACAGACAAGGCCCGCCTCGCTTTTGCGAGAGTATCGGCAGATGAGCCAATGGCGTAAAGAGCATATCCTTTTGCGGCGCTCCCAACCAATGTGCTGATGTTGAGCCAGGGACTCGCTGCAATTCTCGCCAGGATATCGGCATTCTCACGTACCGAAACAGGCTGACCATCACCATCCAGGACATAGACAATGCTCCACAGATTAGGGTCTATGAGCGGTGCATCGCTGATTGATAAGCCGATAACATCAGTCAAACCAGTTGAGGTCTTCCAGAGACCGACAAGCCCCTGCCGAGGCAGCCCGCTGCGCAGCATCCTGCGCTTAACGTACTTCATCCCCTAGTCTCCTGAGACTACCAGGCAGATGATCTTCGCCTTGGCGGAGTTGGTAGTGTTGTTTGAACAAGCGAGCTTGTACCCTCCGACAAAGGGGACCGCAGGATCAATTTCGATCCTGTCTGAGGCGGTTATCGCAGCCGCTAGGCTGAGGCTGACGCCGTCGATTGATTGAAAGTCGACAATGAGAGAGTCGAACGGGGTGACTGCGTCGGCGACGACTTCTATGCCTACCAAGAAACCTGTTTCGTTCTCGACAGTCTCTGTCGGGATGGTAGCTGCTGCAGCATCTGCCGTAAATTCACTTACCAAGCCGATCGGCTCTGTGTACTCGCCGTCGAACTGTCCTCTTCGGTACTCCAAGTCTGCCCACGATCCAGCCATACCAGCTCCTTATGCTGCGCTCCTCTCGGAGCCTGATTAGTTATGTTGAGTGTAACACTAAGTTACGTCAGATGTCAATCTAATTAACAATCCTGCCATCGATACTCATCGGCATGGTCGTTCCACACCAACCTTTGTCTGTGCCCGCACTTCCTACAAGTCCGATATGCGATACACTTCTCTGTTACTATCCACCCCATCTTGTGGTCACACCACCACTGGACGAACTTCTTCCACGGAGATTTAATACAAAACATCCTGATACCCCATGCAGTGCCTCTGCTCATGCTTGATTATAAAGTCGGCGTCGAACGCCGCGTAGATATGACACTTATCTACCTTGCCGGTAGTAAAATCTGCATGGACGTCGGCGCAGCCCAGAGCGAAGCCGGCGGAGCCTATCAAGTTCAAGGCCATCAGGCCGTACTGCTCGTGCTCCATTAGGAGGCGGTTACAGTTGAGCGAGGAAGTCAGTGGGCCGTTGGTGAGGCTATAATCCTCAATCTCTTCGAGCCTGCTCGGCTCCTTGAGTCCTTCGAAGAGGGTATTGCCAGGCATCAGGGCGCAGGAGGGGAGGAGCAGAAAGAAAAGGAGGAAGTATCTCAAGGGAACACCGCCCAGGATAAGTCTTGGTCTGGGGGATAGATAAGGCAGGTCGAAGGTTCGACATACCACACTTGTAGTGTATCTGAAAGAAACACGCAAATATCGTGCTCGCCGATGCTGGCCCAGCCGAAAGCTAAGCCTAGTCCGGAGAAGTGTGCCGTGAGGCGAAGGGCTCGGTTATCGCAGTCTGCGGCTTCGGGTCGGTACGGCTTGACCTCGACGTTCTCCATGTGGTCTCGTACTTGGACTACGCTAGGGAGAATGTAGTGCCTGTCGGGAAGCCTTAGCTTCTGCGGTGGGATGTTTGTCGTCTGAATGAGTAACGCTCTGATATTTTCCCTTGGCTCTTTCATTTCTTTTAGAAATTGATAGAAATATTAATCTGTTGTGCGTTCTGCACATCGCCGCCCTTCCCCTCTTTTGGGCTCAGATCGCCCCAAGTCACAGCCTGCTTAATACCGTCAAGACGGGTACTTGCCGGGGTTGCCGGGGAATAAACGAGCTGGTCCAGCACTTCAAGGTAGCTCTCCGCTTGGACGCGGGCCTTGTGCTTAAAACTCAGCCCGTTCTCCCGGACTTCTCGCATGGTGAGGGCAAGGTCCCTTCGGAACGAGGGGGTTCTCATCAGAGAACTGTAGTCGTCCTCGGAGAGGGAATATCTTTCTAAGATTGGGGTAGTGTCCTCGATCGCTAGGGCGAGGTCGAGGATGAGCCTCGGGTCCCAGGGGTTGACGTTGGGGGGGTGTTCCGCAGGAACCCACTGCGGCTTGCTTTTGGCTGGGACGAGCGATAGCTCGGAGGACTCCTCCTGCTCGTTGTCGTCGAACTCCAGGCCGGCGAAGAAATCTTCATTAAGTAGTGTTTGCGTGTCCATAGGGGTAGTGTAACGCATTGTTACTTCGATGTCAAGGAGATCTCCTCCCATCTCCCGTTTTCGTCTTTCCCTTCGACCTTCAAGTTTTCCGGCGCCATCGTCTTCTCCACCCGCTGCGCGGTCGTCTCGCCAGAGATGCACTCCAAGATTCGCTGCGACTGCCAGATCTTAAACTTCGGGTGCTCCAGCAGTGAGCGAAATGCCTCTTGGATATTTGCCGGCCTCTCCCGGTTCGATTGTCCTGTGGCGAAGGCTCCGGAGTCTCGGTGCCTTATGCGGACACAGTTCTGGTGTTTGTTCCGGTACTGCCCTCCGGCGCCGGTTCCGCTGAAGAAATCTATTTCGAGGTCTTTCTTCGTCACCGAGAAAAGTAGTTCTTTTGTCATCTCCCCTCCTTAGAATTTTCACTTATTATATCAATATGTGTCTTGATTGTCAAGATTTTAGGCAGGCAAGAAATTTTGAAAATTTTTACGCTGAGTTACTCCATTGTCAGGATTTTGGATTTCTGAGGGTTTCAGGTGTTTGGCCGCATGATAAGGGTCGCACGCCCTCCAGCTCCATCCCCCCAGCCGGCCCCGACGATATCACGACGATACCCCACCCCTTGTGGCGCAGGAGCGCAGGAGCGCAGGAGCGCAGGAGCGCAGGAGCGCAGGAGCGCAGGAGCGCAGGAGCGCAGGAGCGCAGGAGCGCAGGAGCGCAGGAGCGCAGGAGCGCAGG